CTTGCACAAAGGCGCATGATCCAATGGATCAGGAGTCATACAAAGCCAAGCCATGCACCTATAGTTACCCATAAAGGGTAATTTATTTTGCAGAAAGGTTAAGGGTTAATGTTTCACGTGAAACATTGCCGAAAAACAGTAAGTCCTTACCTTTTTAAGGGGGGTATGTGCCAAAATAAGGGGTACCCTCCTTCGGATGCTGGGTCCCATACCATTTTTGGTGCGACCCAATTTTTCAAAAAAGTTAATTTCTCACTACAAAATTACCCTTGACCCCGAGCCTTGGATCATGAGACGCTATGCGTGTGATGAGACTAGCCGTTGCCCTTGGGACCATGTTCTCTGTAGCCAGCACAGCGTTGGCGCAGCCCATGTGTGGTGATGCAAAGGAGCTGGCTGGTACCCTACGCAAGGAATTTAAAGAAGAGCCCGTGGTGAGTGGTCTGAGCCACTCTGGCAACGTGGTTATGTTCTGGGCTGGTGCGGAGAAAGAGACCTTTACGGTACTGGTCGTGACGCCTGATGGGCGTGGGGGTGTGGTCGATGCGGGTGAGTTGTTGCACCTGAAGCTGCCTCTAAAAGGGCAGCCAGCAGTATTTTAATTCCGGCAACAGTACTTTGAGTTGAGTTGTCGCAGTATTTCTACTGAAAAAGCAGTGGCGGTGATGAGCCGCCACTGCCCGTTTGCATGGATATACCATGCAAGATGAACTATGCGCCATCGCTGCGGCCATACAAGGCCCACACTTTGGCGCGACTGGTGGCCGTCAATGGCAAAAAACCATTTCAGGCCACTAAGGTGCGTCCAGCACGCTCCTGCAAGGTGCTATGTCGCCGCGGTCGCCTTGCAATCGATAAGGCGGCTAAGGCTACTTTACCGCAAGGCCCAGGGCCTTGGCAAGCTGTTCTTGGCCCATTGGATCAAGAATCTTTTGACAATGAGTCAGAGGTAGAGGGTGCCGGCCCGTTTTTGCTTGGGAAACAGTTGCCTCGCTAAGGCCTAGGAAACGAGCAATCTCTTTGCCCGTGATTTTATGTTTGGCCATAAAAGCAAAGACCTTATGGTTGGCTTCCGCACGAAGTTTTTCGTAGACAGGGCGCGGGGGACGTTGATCCATGGGTACATTGAAGAGGCGGTAGTCTCCGTCAGAACGAAGATTTTTGAGGCCCAACCTGTTTGCCTTGCCGATCACGGCATTGCGTGTGCAACCTAGGCGCTTGCCGATGTCCGCGGCGGGGAGGGTTCCCCACAGCTTGGTGAGGATATTGACTTTTTCAGGGGGCCAAACATAAGTTGTCATGGCGACATGACACCATACGCCCCACTGGCGTGTCAACAAGATTCTCCCTGACAGCAATGGTTGTATTCGGATATAAACGTCAGCAGGTCGGCGACCGTCTTAGTCATTAAAGAACCCCTTTTGCTTGGCGACGACCTGCTAAGCCTTTCCTAGTTTTTGGTCAGACAGTGAGTTGCGCTCCCAGAAATATCCATCGTGATACCCCTGAATGCTTCGATCCTGGTCAGCTAGGCGCAGCCGTTTTACGGCCCACTGACAATACTCGGCATCAATCTCGATCCCGCCATAGTTACGACCGAGCTTTTTCGCAGCGACGCATGTCGAGCCAGAACCTAAGAACGGATCGAACACAAAATCACCAGGCCTAGAGCTTGCTAATATAAGTTTGGCTATCAGCTTTTCTGGCTTCTGAGTAGGGTGATCGGTATTTTCTGGCATTGACCAGAATGGTATTGAAATATCAGTCCATAGGTTCGATGGATGTGTAAGTCGGAAATTGCCGCCACTTGTCTCTTCCCAGTCCTTTGGGGCGCCACTGGCGTCGCGGTAAGGGGCAATAACCTTTCTCTTAAGCTTTACCGCCTCAACGTCAAAATAGAAATCGTTCGAGCGCGTGCAAAACCAGATGTCTTCGGACGAGTTTTTCCAATTACGAAGTGCGCCCCGCCCTTTTTCTCGTTCCCAGGTTATGCGATTGCGTACGATCAGGTGTTTCTGGACAACCGCCTGTACGGCACTAGATGACTGCCAGTCGCAGCATACATAAACCGAGGCGGTGGGCGTCAGGCACCGAATAAGGGGGGCTATCCAGCTATCTAGCCATTGCTCATAGGTCTTCGCACTGGTCTTCTTGAATTTTTGATCACCGAACGCCTTATTTAGATTGTACGGGGGGTCGACCACCAGTAGGTCGATAAATGAATCGGGTAGAAACGGTAAAGCCTCGAATAAATCTTGATGGATAACTTTGCTTTTGAGAGCTTCGACCGCAGCCGGCGCACGCAGATGGATAGTTTCGCCGAGCAGGGACTGCACTTCTTTGTGGAATACGATAAGCGTCCGATTGCGTGGTGCCCGCGTCCGCTCCTTGCCCGGCTTCAATGCTGCGTCAGGGTCCATTGACTTTTTCAGGGGTTCAAACATAGATCGTCACAGGGGCATGCAACCATACGCCCCACTGGCGTGTCAACAAGATTCTCCTTGACAGCAATATTTGCCTATGAAACGCTACTGACCCTGCGGGGTAGTCATGGCCACACCACTCACCTTCAAAGAGACTGAGTTCAAGCGGGCGAAAGAGATCGCTATTCGCGCTGAGGCACAGGATAAACGCAAAGAAGCGCAGGAAGCTTGGCAGTTAGCGGCACAATTTGCCCCCAGCCAGAAGGAATATCACGAGTGTCGTGAGGCCGCGTTGGATAATTGGAACGCCTACAACAAGAAGCATAAACCCTTTTCTTTATAGGAAATAGTATAATTGATATAGATTTATACTAATATACTATAACAAAACGACCTGATTAGGAACATTTCCAGCGTTTCAAGGCAGCCTTGGCTCTTGGAGCCTCGCCCTTGGATTTTTCGACCACACCCTTCATGCGAGCGCAGAAAGATGCCTTGCGCCCCTTGTCCGCCTCGGTTTTTGGCGATGGCGCGGGTGCCTTGAGATTAGATCCGGTCTCACGGTTATATTTTTCACGGCCCTTTTCAGTAAGGCCAGCGCCTTTACTGACAGGAAGCTTTTCACCACGCCCTACGGAGAGGCTGACAGATTTTTTCTTGGACATGCGGACAATATTATTTGTTTCAAACCACAAAAACAAGTGGAAATGTGTCGACCAATCATGGTAAAGATATCGCTACATGCCTTGGCTCGTTGTCCAGACCAAACCATCCAGTGAAAGCCTCGTAAAAATATTGCTTGAAAAGCAAGGATATCAAGTGCTTTTGCCGATGTTGAGAGAGGTGTTTGCGGAAGGGGAGCGTATTCGTCCCTTGTTTCCGCGGTACTTGTTTGCGGAATACAGTCTTGAGAATCAGCGGTGGCGCCCTATCTCTTACACGCGAGGGGTCAGTCGTATCCTCCTGAGCGGGGAAGATACACCCTCTCGTGTTCCTGACGTATGGATTGATAACATGAAAGCGATGAATGCTGTGGTGGAAAGAATTGAAGATGCGCTGGCTTTCAAGCCAGGACAAAAGCTTCAGTTCAAAGAAGGTCCCTTCGAAGGGCGTGAAGGCGTCTGCCAATGGACAAGTAAAGAGCGGGTGGCTATTTTGCTTTCTTTACTTGGGCAAAATGTTGTGGTATACTCGAAGCCAGCCCAACTACAGCCGACTGAGTAATGGTCAGCGGCAGTGCGGTAGCTTTGCCCATGTCACGCTTCGGAAAGAACTCACCCATTTTTAATGGGTACTCCACCGCTTTTAGACCTGAAGCAGGATCATTATCCAAGCTATACGACCGTGCAACGGCAACGCGCTTGTCGCGACAGTACACGGAAGAGGCGATCGAAGTCATCGTGGATGTGATGCGTAATGCGCCGCAGGATCAAGTGCGTTTGAACGCCGCGACGGCGTTGCTTGAACGTGGCTATGGTAAAGTTGTGGAGAGGACGATTGATCAAGCCGATGGTTTAACGATTGATCAGTCAGGATCCGTGGTCATAGAAATTTTGCCGAGCACGAAGGCGCTTCCAATGAGCACGCCACTCGCGCAAGTTGAACCGCCTAGGGACGAACCGTTTGTTGAGCCGGCCGAAAACGAAAACATCTAGCCTGTCACAGGCGCGTGAAGCCGTGATGCAGGTGCTGTCACCGTATATTTGGCAAACATCGACGGAAATTTTGGTGGCGAGTGAGTTTTTATACCCTGATATCGTGCCTTTCGAAGTGGGGCATGTGCTTATAAGGGCAGCGCAAAAAGGCCTTGTGGAGAGAAAAATCTATGATCCATCGGGGCAGGTGATGGTGAACTTGAGTGCGGGGAGAGGTTATTATAGCCTCAACGCTGGTAAGCGAAAGCTTTATATGTACAAATTGATAGAAAGGCAGAAAGATGGACGAACTGGACACCCTTAGCTACGTCCAAGGGGCAATAAACGATGCGCGACACGTGAGCAACATGGTCGCTGCAACGGTATCGTCACCAACGGCGCCACTGGCAAAAAGAAAAGCCGCGCTGCATATGCTGGAGCGTATTCACGCCCTGGACCCTGGGCCTCGGACCCTTATGAATATCGCGGTGGTCAATACAAAACTTGGCAATTATCGTGAAGCGGAAGAACAGTTAGACGCTGTGCTGCTTGCAAATCCTGAGTACCTCGGGGCGCATCATGCGCGGGGTGTTTTGCATTTGGTGATGGACAAGCCGCGACAAGCAATTGATGATTTTAAACGCTGCATTGACTTGGCTCCGGATGAATTGAACCATCGCTTGGATTTGTCGATGGCCTTGCTGCAAGCAGGTCTCTGGGCCGATGGTTTTGATATGTACGAGACACGGAAACAAATTAATCCGGAGCGCACCCTGAAGGGTGTTGCGCCATGGAAGGGCGACCCAGATCCTTATGGGTTACATCTGTATGTTTGGGCAGAGCAGGGGATAGGAGACACTTTCCAGTTTTCACGGTATTTACCGTGGGCATGCTCGCGGGCGAAGCGGGTGACGTTTGCAGTTCCGTATACATTACTGGATATTTTCGAGCCTTGGACGGCGTACCTTCCCAACCTCGAGGTGACCGCTTTTTCTGGCTATGTGCCAGAGACCGTTAATGCGGAAACATCATTGATGAGTTTGGCGCATTGGTCGGGAACAGCTTTTTCAAGCGACGTGCCTCAAGATCCAGGGTACATTTCGGTATGGGCGCAGCAAAGGTTCTTGACAGGAAAGCATTGTCCCTTAGTGAGGCAAGGTCCTATGCTCAAGGCAGGGCTTGTGTGGGCCTGTAATCCTGGATCAGCGCATAGTGCGGAGAGAAGTGTTCCCTTTGAAGATATGCTCACACTGATCAAGTTGCCGCAGTTTGAGTTTTATGGGCTTCAGGTGGGTGAACGTGCGGCAGACATTACAGCGCACCAAGCACAGACATTCGTGACAGACCTTTCGCCTTGGATCTTAGATGATTGGTCACGGACAGTGACCTGTATCCAGCAGATGGACGTGGTTATCTCAACGGATACAAGTGTCGCACACCTCGCGGCCTTGATGAATAAGCCGACCTATATGCTGTTGGCGCGTAGAGATTGGTGGCGGTGGGGCAGTGACGTAACCACGCCGTGGTATCCGACAATGAACATCGCAAGGCCACGTAAACCCTTTGTTTGGGACGATGCCCTTGATCAAGTTACTGGCTGGCTGTCTCAAGGCTGCATAGCAAGCCAGCCTTTTATGAAAGCAGCCTGATAACAACTACTCCAAGGAGAATACCTATGTCAGGTTTTACCACAAACGGCCTCGATCTGGCCACTTTCCCTTTGTCGGGTGATGAACGCATCGCTGCCGATACGCAATTCGCTAATGGTCGTCAACCTCAGAGCAACGCTGTGACAGTTGATGATTTGGCCCAATATGCGCGTCCAGTGGCCGCGCTGACGGATGCCGCAACAATTTCGATTGACGCCCGCCTTTCGAACTTGTTCTCGGTCACTCTGGGAGGCAACCGTTTCATTGCGAACCCCACCAACCTGCAATCAGGTCAGGTGTTCCGCGTGAAAGTTGTTCAGGATGGTACAGGCAACCGCACGTTGACGTATGGTTCCAACTTTAAATGGGTTGGGGCGTCAGCGCCGACGTTGACCACAACGGCTTCAGCCACAGACTTGTTGACCTTCGTCTACGATGGTACCAGCTTGCTGGGTTCAGGTCAGTTGAAATATGCCTAAGGAAACTAAGGCCAAGGGAGAGTGTATCGCTCCCTTGGCCTTCTTCGCGTGAACAAGGTGACCCATGAAAAAACAATGCTCAACAAAGATGTCCCCCAAAGGGAACGAAAAGAAGATGATGCCTCCTGCAAAGAAGGTCTCCTCCGATACTTACAAATCAAAACAAATGCCCGCGCAAAAAGGCAGAAAGAAGTAGGTCATGCCAAAGGACATAAGAGGCCATGGAAGCGAAAAAAGGCAGATTGTCGGGCAGAATTTGTCGACAGACAAACAAGTCCGAAAGTTTGCTAAAATGGCTCCTAGCGCAAAATCTCCAGGTTTGAGCGAAGGCTATGACCCCTTGAAAGGGACCGTTAAGGCCGAGAACACGGTGGCGGGGCAGCTAGAGCTTAGTAAAACATCTGCGCGACAACGAAACTATGTTTCTCAGATGTCGAAAGCAGTCCATCATCTCAATAACCGAAACAAGTAGGAGACGACGATGCACAAAAAAACCGGCAGAAAAAGTGACACGGCGGCGATTAAAGCCATGCCGATGTACAACGAGGACACTGCGTCCACCTCTGTTCGTAAAATCGATAACGGATACATCGTATCAAAGTCCGTTTACGACAAGGAAAATGGCTATAGTTTCAGTGAGCGTTTTTCAGAAGTACATCCTGGACAAGAGGGCCCTAAGGGTTCCGTTGGGGATGAAAGTCTGAAAGGCGCGTTTGAATGTCTGAAACGGGGATAGTTCCTCCGTCTGCGGAGAAAAAGTTTGAGCGAAGGGTACAGGCAGAGTTTCCTCCTGCCTTTATGGATTTGTTCCAACCCGCTCGGTATAAGGTGTTTTACGGGGGCCGTGGTTCGGGGAAAAGCTGGAATTTTGGTCGGGCGCTCCTCTTAAAGTGTCTTCAGAAACCGACCCGTGTCCTTTGTGCGCGTGAATTTCAAAATTCAATTAAAGACTCTGTGCATAAACTTCTGTCAGATCAGATCGAGATGATGGATCTACGCCGCTACTATGAAGTGCAAAACACCACGATCTTAGGTAGCAATGGGTCCGAATTTATTTTCGAGGGTATGCGACACAACATTCAGTCGATCAAATCCATTGAAGGGATCGACATTTGCTGGGTTGAAGAAGCGCAGACGGTTTCGAAGATTAGTTGGGACGTATTGATCCCGACCATACGTAAGCCCGACAGTGAGATCTGGATTTCGTTCAACCCTGAACTTGATACCGACGAAACGTATAGACGGTTTGTCGTTAATCCACCGTCAGGTGCGATGGTGCGAAAAGTTATTTATAAAGACAATCCGTTCTTCAGTGAAACCTTGCTGAAGGAGATGGAAGACCTACGGGCTCGTGATACAGATGCCTATCTCCATGTCTGGGAAGGGCATTGTCGTCAGGCGCTGGAAGGTGCTGTCTATGCCGAAGAACTGCGTGCTGCAGTGTCCGAAGGACGCATTACCAAAGTTCCTTATAGCAACACAAAGCCTGTGCATACTTTTTGGGATTTGGGGTGGCGTGATAAAACTGCGATATGGTTCGCGCAGAAGATTGGATTTGAATATCGCATCTTAGATTACATGGAAGACAGTCAAAAGACCTTAGAGTTCTTTGTGCGAAAAATGCAGGAAAAGAACTATATCTACGGGATAGATTATCTTCCTCATGACGCTGATCATGAGACCATTTCTGCCAATGGGAAAAGCCTTGCCAGGCGCCTACGGGACATGGGTCGGTCGGTAAAAGTTCTTAAACGTATGCCGGACAAAAACCTAGGGATCGAAGCCGTGCGGTCGATTTTTCCGTACTGTTATTTTGACGAAAGCAAAACGTCCGCTGGACTTCAATGTTTACGCCGATACCGGTATGGCGTTAGAGAGGGTGTCCGCACAAGGTCACCTCTTCACGACGAATTTAGCCATGGCGCCGATGCGTTCGCGCAGTTGGCTTTAAGCATCTCAGATAAAGGAGAGATCGATATGCGAAAAGGTATTCCCTTACCGCAAACTGCTGTCCCTAAAACTTTCGACTTTGGTATGGCCTCCCTGACAGGGTGGATGCGCTAATGGCGGGAAAAAAAAGGAAGTCTTCTGAAACCGTCGCGCTTAGTGACGACGAAAAGGTTGTTCAGGAGGCTAAAGAGCGGTTTAATCGTTGTGAGCAATGGGAAGCCAATGCGCGTATCCGTTACCTCGACGACTACAAGTTTTCGGAAGGGGATTCTGACAACGGGTATCAGTGGCCGAATAATATTCGGGACAACCGTGACACAAACGATCGGCCCTGTTTAACGATCAATAAAGTTCGTCAGCACTGTTTGCAAATTTTAAACGACGCAAAACAAAATAAGCCCGCAATCTCGTATATCCCCTCAGGGGACGGCGCGACGTTGGAAGCGGCCAAAGCGTTTGAAGGCTTGGTTCGTCGCATTGAATATATCTCTTCTGCGTCAGAAGTGTATGAATGGGCCATGAACACACAGGTCCGGGCGGGGATGGGCTGTTGGCGTGTGATCACTGAATATGCGGACGATGAATCTTTTGATCAGGAGATTTATATCCGACGCATTAAAGACCCCCTCTCAGTGTACATTGACCCTGATTGCCTTGAGATCGATAAGTCCGATGCACGTTTTGCGTTTGTATTTGATGATGTGCCAAAGAAAGAGTTTGAGCGTCTTTACCCTGAGTATGCAGGGGAAGTGGGCAATGCAGCTTTGGGAAACACCGATACCTGGCTGGCGAAGGACCATGTTCGTGTGGCCGAATACTATCGCCAGATCGAAGAAAAAGACACGTTGATTGCGATTAAAAATTCGGACGGCGAAGAAACAATGGTGCTGAAGAGCAGCATTCCCGCCGAAATCTGGGCGCAGTATTCAAAAGAGGAATATAAAGCTCTTCGTAAACGCGAGGTGGCCCGTAAAAAAATCCAGTGGTACAAAATCGCGGGAAATAAAGTCATTGAAGAACGTGAGTGGCCAGGTAAATATATCCCCGTCGTCATGATTGTGGGAGAAGAGTATCTCATTGATGGAAGCATTGATCGTAAAGGTCATGTCCGTGCAATGAAAGATCCCCAGCGTATCTATAACTATTGGTCATCGTCCGCTGTCGAAAGCGTTTGTTTACAGAACAAAATTCCGTACATTACGCCCTCTCGTGCTGTTGCGGGTCTTGAATCGTACTGGAAAGACGCGAACCGCGTGAACTTGGCGTTTTTACCGTATAACGACATTGATGAAGACGGAAACCCTATACCGCGTCCTACACGTGAAATGCCCCCTCAGATGGCACAAGCTTATATTCAGGGGATGCAGGTGTCTGCTAACGACATGGCGATGGTGTCGGGGCAGTTTGCGCCGATGTTTGGAGAAGGTGGTAATGAGAGAACGGGCCGAGCTATCACAGGACGGCAGCGTCAAGGGGAAAACGCCACGTACCATTACAGCAATAACCTTGCAGTGGGTGTAAAGTTCACGGGGAAAATTTTGCTGGATTTGATCCCTAAAATCTATGACACAGCCCGAGTGGTGAAGATTATGGGTCCTGACGGTACCCAACAAGAAATTGAAATCGATCCGCAGCAAGCTATCGCCTACCAAGCGCAGCAGATGAAGTTGGCGAGACAAGTTTCTGCCGTCTTCAACCCCAAGGTGGGCAAATACGATGTCTTTGCTCAGGTAGGACCTGCCTATGCAACAAAACGCCAAGAAGCGTTTGACGCCTTTAGTTTGATTGTCACCCAAAATCCGCAACTGGTCGAGGTTGCAGGGGATCTCTTGTTTAAAAATGCCGATTTCCCAGGCGCAGATGAGATTGCAGAGCGCCTAGCTCGCCTCGTGCCGCCTCAGGCCAAAGGGGAAGGGCCGCCACCTGAAGTGATGCAGTTACAGCAACAACTACAGACAGCGACGAGTTTGGTGGATGTCCTGACGCAGCAACTGGGTGAGGAGCGTCTAAAAACTCGTAACCAAGAGAAGAAGACGGAAGTCGATGAGTATCGTGCAATCAGCGATCGCCTCAAAGTTGTGTTACCCGAGGTTCGCATTAATGAGCAACAAATGCAGCAGATGATGCGGATGCTGCAAATGCAAAACCTAAGAGTCACGCAGGATTTGCAGGAGACCGATTCGATTAACAACATAGGAGTCGTGGATAATGCAAAAATACGTCCATAAAGCTATCGCAAAAATCGCCAAGGAAATGGCGGCAGCTCAGTATGAGTATATGGCATCCTCCAACAATGCTTTCTACAAAGATTTTCCTGACCAAAAAGTCTATGTGGAGCTTATGTGGAGATATTTTATTCGGACTGCACGGGAATCCTTGGCGGATTTACTTGGTCAAGAAAAATACCCTTCGTCCATGAAGGAAGAAATTTTTGACATTTTGACAAAAGATGCAAGTCTTAGACCCGCCGCCCCCGCACGACAATCGTACACTTCTGCCTCGTAGGCTGCATTTGTATGAGTGGGAAAAAGACATCTGGATTCTTTTTGCGGACGATCGAATTTTTTATTTTATGGACAAAGACACTGCGATGAAAAAAGCTACCGCCTTGATGCACAGAGGGTGGTTCCAGTTTCCTGTTAGACTGTGCTAACCGTAGCCATGCGGCACATGGTGTAAATCATCTTGGGAAACCCCATGCAAGACAATGCACAACCAAACGAACCTGTAGTTACACCGGAACCTCTTCCTGTCCCTACGGAAAACACACCGGCACCTGAGACAAGAGCCGAGCCAGAAGAGAAGAGTACAGAGGCAGCAGACGCTTCTGCTACTGAAAAACCGGAAGATGCGACCCCGAAGAAAAATCCCTGGTTTCAAAACAGAATTAATGTTCTGACCAAGGAGAAAGCAGATGCTCGTCGTGAAGCAGAGGCGGCTCGTCTTGAAGCGCAACGAATTAAAGAAGAACTGAATAAACTGCGGACCACTAAGCCGAGTGGGGAGAGCGGGACTGGGACAAACACGGGGACGGTAGACAACGAAACTTTCCAGACTTTGGTGGAGAAGGTCGCGGAACAAAAGGCGCGACAAGCTTTACAAGAAAAAGAGTACGCCGATAAAGCAACCCAAGCTTACAATAAGGGGCGTACAGAATACGGGGAACAGGAATTTCGCTCCGCGGCAGACAATTTAAACCTTGCGGGGGTCCTTGATCCCTCCAACGCTTTGTTTGTGTCGACGGTATTGGAGCTAGATAACGCCCACAAAGTTCTGTACCACCTTGGACAAAATCCAGAAGAAGCCCAAAGTTTAGCGGCTTTGCCTGTGGCGCGGATGGCCGTGGAACTGGCTAAGTTGGATACAAAGCTGGGTAAGCCTCCGTCAAAAGCCGTGTCAAGTGCGCCCGCGCCTGTTACGCCTGTGAACACGGGAAGGGCAACGGTTGCTTATAACCTTGATGATCCTCGTCTGCCGATGGAGGAGTACATCAAGAGACGGACCGAGCAACGAGAAAGTCGTCGCCGGCGATAAGAGATCCCTTCCCTGTAAGGGTAATTACAGGTGCGTAGCCCGTCAAAAATCACAGTCACGGGCACTGTGAGCCTTTGAGTCAGGCAAATCTTTGTGGTCTGCGTGGTCGTTTTTTTCTGACCGTAAAGATTGATCTTGTCCCTACTCCCGCAGCGGGTTTAGGGCACTACCCTATCGCTGCATCTCAGAGATGCCAACCGAAGGAGAAACTCACATGGCAAACTCATTACTTACTATCAACATGATCACCCGCGAGGCGGTCATGTTGTGGAAGAACAGCAACGCTTTTCTTCAAAACATCGATATGCAATACGATGACAGCTTCGCCCAAACTGGTGCGAAGATTGGTACATCGCTGCGTATCCGTCTGCCTAACGATTATGTCGTTCGTACAGGCGCTGCGGCGAGCGTTCAAGACACCGCTGAAACCAGCACCACGATGGTTCTGGCCACTCAGAAAGGTGTGGACATCTCGTTCAGTTCACAAGAACGTACCATGAGCATTGACGACTACAGTGAGCGTGTGCTGGCCCCCGCCATCAACAACCTCGCTGGCTCGGTTGCCTATGACATCATGACGGGCACAGAAGGTGGCATCTGCAACATCGTCGCTAACAACGACACCGGCTCAGGTGCAATTATCTCGCCCACCGCCACCACGTTCCTGCAAGCAGGTGCGGCGCTGGACATCAACTCGGCCCCCATGGGTAATCGCAAGATTATTCTGGATCCGTTTACTCAAGCGCGTACAGTGGCGACACTCTCGGGCCTGTTCAATCCTACCAAAGAGATCTCGGATCAATACCGTAGTGGTATCATGGCGAGTGCTCTTGGTTTCGATTGGTACATGGACCAAGTTGTTATCAAGCATACGACTGGCAGCTTCTCTTCGGGTACGGTCAACGGTGCGAACCAAACAGGTAGCACGATTGTGACCAACGCCATCACGGGAACTCTGGCCAAAGGTGATATCATCACCTTTGCTAGTGTGAACGCGGTGAACCGCATCACCAAACAAACCACGGGTCAACTCCGTCAGTTTGTGGTGACTGCTGCTGCGGCCAGTGGTGCAACCCAGTTGAGCATCTACCCTGCCCTGATCCCTGCTTCTGGCGGCAACGCAGTGCAGTATCAGACAGTTGATGCGTCACCTGCGAACGGTGCCACGATTGCCCTCGCCACTCAAACACCTGCAAACGCCGTGTACCGCAAAAACTTTGCGTATGCGCCGCAAGCGGTGACGATGGCGACGGCGGATCTTGAACTCCCCCGCGGTGTTCATGAAGCTGCGCGTGACAGCTATGACGGTGTGTCCATGCGTATGGTGACCGCATACAACGTGTCTACGGATCAGTTTATTACCCGTATGGACATCTTGTATGGTTACTTGTTTGTCCGCCCTGAATGGGCATGTATCGTTCCTGACGCGATATAATTTTGTCGGGAAGGAGGGGGATATTCCCCCTCCTTTTCTCTAACCGGAGTGTATCATGACTCTTTATTCTTCTATGCGTTTCCCCGACTATGTGTTCCAAGAGTACCCAAAATGGGTAAAAGGAATTGATGGGGAGTCAGTTATTGTGAACAGTAAAAAAGAAGAGGACATTGTGCTGGGCAAAGCTTCTTTAGAAGACACCAGTAAGAAAAAGTTTTCTGATGAAAAATTGACCCTCAAGAAGGAATAACAATGGCCACGACGGGAAGCATCATTAATCTTGCCTTAAAGCAAGCAGGGATTTTAGGTGTGGGGCAGACAGCCAGCGCAGAAGATTCTAATGATGCTTTCACCCTTATGAATATGATGTTGGCGCAATGGCAGCGAGATCGTTGGCTTGTGTGGCATTTGGTGACGACCTCGGTGGTTTCCACGGGGGCGCAATCGTATACAGTCGGGTCGGGAGGAAACTACAACATAAGCCCTCGACCCGATCAAATTGAATCGGCTTTTTTAAGGCAAATTAATGTAAGTTCCCCAAACCAGCCGGATTACCCCTTGGAACAGTTGTACGCCAAGGAAGATTACGATATGATCCGGTTGAAAAGTTTGTCCTCTTTCCCAACTGCATTTTTCTATGACTCAGCTTTTCCAACGGGCACCATTTATTTTTGGCCCATTCCCTTAGCTAACATTTATTCAATGCACATTACGTACAAGGCGATCTTGTCACAGTTTACATCCCTGTCTCAAACCGTGGTGCTCCCTGCGGAATATGAAGCGGCACTGTTATACAATCTCGCGGTACGGCTACGGATACATTACCAGTTGCCGGAAAGACCGGACCTTATGAAACAGGCGAAGAATGCTTTGAATCTTATCCGTAATGCCAACACTCAAGTGCCTAGGCTGCGAATGCCCGCAGACGTGGTGCGGCCTGGCATCTACGATTACTATAGTGATAGGTCTTACTAATGCGCGTTCCGCTTTTTGGTGGCTCTTATGAAGCGAGAAGCATTATCGCCAATGCACAGCGTTGCGTAAATTTATATCCCGAGAAGAACCCCGAGGATTCGCCGTCCCCTTATACTTATTACCCTACTCCAGGACTGACTCTTTTAGCCACGCCCCCAACACAAGCCGCGGGTAGAGGGTTGTACGCCACGACAAATGGTAAATTGTATGCCGTGGTTGGAAACACGGTGTATAATGTAGACTCTTCTTTTGTTATGACGGTTATTGGCACGATCGGCACAACAACAAATCCTGTATCTATGGTGGATAATGGGCTGGATGCGGTACTTGTCGACGGCACGTTAAACACAGGTTACCAAATTAATCTGGGCACAAACGTCATGACCGTTATTAGCAGTCCAGGTTTCTATGGCGCGGATCGTGTTGATTACATGGATACGTATCTACTGTTTAATCGGCCTGACACAAAAGAATTTTATATCAGTGGTTCAAATGCGGTCACTTTTGACCCCTTGGACCTTGCTGCGAAGACCGGTTTTCCCGACTTACTTCAAGCCGTCATTGTCATGCAACGTGAAATCTGGCTGATCGGACAACGGACAACAGAACTTTGGTACAATAGCGGTTCTGCTGATTTTCCGTTTCAGCGGATGCCTGGTTCCTTTGTCGAGCATGGTTGTGTCGCAAAATACTCCGTAGCCATGCAAGATCTGTCCGTATATTGGTTATCACAAGACGAGCAAGGACAAAGAATGGTTCTGGCGGGAACAGGGTATCAAGCTAAACGTATTTCGACACATGCTATTGAGAAAGAATTTTCCGAATACACCACAGTAAGTGATGCGATTGGGCATACGTACCAGCAACAAGGGCACACTTTTTATGTACTAAGTTTTCCCAGTGCAGATAAGACATGGGTCTACGACGTGTCCCAAGGCCTGTGGCACGAACGAGCTTGGTCGGACAGTAACGGCAATTTACATCGTGTTCGAGGAGCTTTCCACGCAGCAGTTTATGGAAAAAATATCGTCCAAGACTGGGAAACAGGAAAATTATACGAGTTGTCTTTATCGTCATTTACTGACGATGGAGATGATGTTGTGCGTATTCGATCCGGAGCACATCTGGTTGGAGGCAATTTTAACCGTGTGTCTTACCTGTCATTTACAGCGGATATTCAAGTCGGTACTGACGATGGTTCCATTGACGGGACTTCCGCAAGTAACCCACCCAAAGTTTCTTTGCGCTGGAGCGATACTCGGGGGGCGACGTGGGGGAGCCCCATCACACAATCGCTGGGGGCGGTGGGACAATTTGCCACAACAGTGACGTGGCACCGTTTAGGGATGGCAAGAGACAGAGTGTTTGAATTAAGCTGGTCCGTGCCCGCAGCAGTCGCTCTTAACGGAGCGTTTATCAATGTTGTAGAAAGCGAAACGTAATGGCCGTTGCACCGCAGGGGTTCCCCAAAATTACCACAGAGTTTGTGGTACCAGGAACAGGCAGGATCAACCAAGAGTGGTACCGGTTCATGCTGTCTCTTTGGGATAGGACCGGAGGAGCCAGTGGGGAAACCAATCCAGGCGGCTTTGTTTCTGGGGACATCAAAGCCATTGCTTATGCAACGGCCCCCTCTGGATGGATTGTGTGCGATGGTAGTGTCATAAGTCGGACGACATATGCGTCGTTGTTTGCTGCGATTGGCACAACATGGGGTGCAGGGGATGGCTCCAGTACCTTCGGCATACCAGATCTTCGTGGGCGAATGCTTTTGGGAAGCGGCAGCTCGTATGTGTTAGGGGCACTTGGTGGAGCATCGTCAGTCACTTTATCGACGGCCAATCTTCCGCCTCATAACCATAGTGTTATAGATCCAGGACACACGCACGTTGTTACGGACCCAGGACATGCTCACGCTATAACAGACCCTACCCATGCCCATACTATTACGGACGCAGGGCACTTCCACAATATAACTGATCCTACCCATGCTCATACGGTTCCGCAGGGAGGGGTTGGTGTGACATCGCCTGTTAACGCCGGAAACGGAAGCGGTGGCGCTGTAACGACAAGCAGCAGTTCCACAGGCATCACAATCAATACGGCGGCCACAGGGATTGTCATCAACAGTTCGGCCACAGGGATTACGGTAAATAGTAATACCACAGGAGCGACTGTTAACAGTGCGGTAACCGGTATAACAACAGGCAACACGGGGTCCGGAACTGCTTTCTCCACGATATCCCCTTACGCCGTCATCACCTGGGTGATTAAAACATGAAGAACTTTTTCTGCCTCGCACAACAAGTCGATGTCCCAAGTATTCTTTACGAATTGCACCGAGGTATGGGGCATAAATGGCGCCCACTCCGTGAGAAAACACAAGTGCTGCCAATCCGAGAAAATCTTGCAGGAGCGGGATTTTCATGGTATACTTCTGCCGGTCTCGTTAATAAAATAAAACCTTTAGTCTTTGATCTAGCGAGACGAGTTGAAGCAACCCGAATTGAAGATGTTTCTTGTATTCGGTTTGCGCCTGGAACTAAAGGTGAGCTTCACCTTAATGGCGGAGCCTATGAAGTATTCGAGGAGTATTTTATTATTGTAGAGGCGGATAAAGGGGCGATTCTTCGTTGTGACGAGGAACAAATATGCCCTGCGCCTGGCCAAGTTTGGTGGGTGGCCTCGAACAAAGAAGCTGTTGCCCAAAACTATTCCGCATCGGACCTAACGTATATCACGGTAAAACTCTGGGTGGAACAATGATTTCTATTCAGCTTGAAACCTTCGCGGGCATTCTTCCGGAACTTAAAAAAGTTGTGGTGGAACACCACAAAGAAGTCGCCCTGGATCAGGGGATCATTAAACTTGATCCGCAGTACGACACATATCTGCTCCGCGAGCAAGCGGGTGAAACACACGTGGTCACCATGCGAGATGCTGGTGAGCTGATCGGATACTACATAGGGTTTATTGCTCCGGGTCTGCACTACAAAGAATGTCTGACATACGTGGTCGATATTTTTTATGTTGCGCCAAAGTATCGTCGACAAGGGATTGCCAAGGAAGCGTTGCAGTTTCTTGAGAAAGATCTTTTACGAAGAGGTGTTCGTAAAGTGTATATGGGCTCTTGGGTTAAAGCTGATTGTAGTCCTCTTTTTGAATCAATGGGCTACATTAAAGCAGAGGTTGTTTTCACCAAACTTTTAGGGGGTTAGTATGGTTGAAACTGCGGTAGGTGCAGTTGCCTCCGTTGCAGGGGGCCTCATTTCGAGCTCTGGCGCGTCCGACGCGGCGGACACTCAGGCTGCGGGCGCACGTGATGCGGCTGCTGTACAGGACAGGATGTTTAGGCAAGTACGGGAAGATTTGTTGCCGTATATGCAAGCAGGGTATAGTGGTATTGATCAACTTCGCCGGCTGACAGGAATTGATGGCCATAGCAACGATGTGTTGAAAAGTGACTTGTTGAAACCGATTGTCATGGATCAAGCGACCTTGGAACAGACACCGGGGTACCAGTTTAACTTGGCGCAAGGGCTTCGTGCAGTACAAAACTCCGCTGCGGCACGGGGCTTGGGGACATCGGGTGCGGCCTTAAAAGGTGCTGCAAATTTTGCAACGGGACTGGCAGATTCCACATACCAAAATCAATTTGCAAATGCGGTTCTGAATCAAACTAACCAATTCAACCGGTTAATGGGCATCTCGCAGCTTGGGCAGAACTCTGCGGCACAAGTAGGAAACTACGGGACCCAAGCCGGCGCAGGAATTGCTCAAACATTAGCCTCTGGTGCAAACGCACAAGCGGCTTCGCAACTGGCAGGATCGCAAGCACTTGCAAGTATCCCTAGTGGGATATACGGGGCCGTTTATGACTTCGGCTTCGGTCGATAAACGCACAGGGGAACAGGGAGAAAACTCTCATGGCTGAATTAGATCCCAACATTTACCGGAATTTTATGTCCAATGTGCAGGACCAGCAGACCAACCAGATTCAGCAAAGGCTTCTGCGTGGTCAGGTTCAGAACACCCGTCAGCAAAACGAATTGCTTCGCAACCAAGTGGAGCAGGGCGAAATGGACCTCGCGCTAAAACGCGCGGAGAGAATTAACTCGTATTTGACACCTTTGCTCTTGTCTAAAGGTGGCGTGTCCAGTGCGGCTTTAGAAAAAACGGCGGCTCAAATGATGAGTGACGAGTACCTTAAAGGTCGTTTCCCTGTTAATGATGTCATTACTTATTTGAACGAAACAAAAAACCTTGACGACGACGCAAGGTATCAATCAGTCCTTGGGCTGGCCCAACAAACCGCCACCCTTATTGGTAAAGGGAAAGACTATCAGCCCAGTATTGCCTTCCAGAACCTAGGCGATGTCCTTCAACCGGTAGACGTGAATCCCTTAACCAACCGGAATGTCACAGGTTCCGCGCCTCGTATCGGAGCGCCTCCTACTACTGTGTACACTGATCCGAATACCGGCGAGCCTTATGTGATTGTTCCTGATCGAAATGCACCAAACCCTTTACGCGGACAGGCTCAGCAAAATGACATGGGCACAGGGACAGGGGGAATTGCACCTCCCCCTTCGCCTGAAGAAATTGCTCAAAGTCTTCCCGACACAGCGGGGATACCAGTAGATGGTATGCCACCTGACTATACAGAGATAGCTTCTGAGCCCTCTGCGCCAGCAGGTACCAAGATGATGCCGACAGGGCTATCCCCTGAAGAGCAAGAAGCGCGTACCGTAAAGGGTAAAGTTGCGGGAGAAATGGCTGCGGAATTGGCAAGAACCGCGCAAAATGTTCCTGACAGAAAAGCCGTACTCCAGAACATGGAGATGGCGTTGTCTCAAGCAGAGACAGGCCCTCTGGCAGGAGACTTTAATAAAATAGCTGCCACGCTAAACCAGATTGCGCCGTTCAATATCGAAAACCCTGTCAAAGTTGCTTCTCTAGAAGAGTTCAGCAAACTTGGCGCTCAGCTTGCCGCCGCGCAACTTCAACAACTTGGCGGAACAGGGACGGACGAAAAATTGGGAAATGCTCTTAAAAGCAATCCCAATGAGTATTTGTCCACTTTAGGGAACAAAACAATCTTGAAACTTTTAAAAGGCAACGAGGACGCTATTGCCGTTATGAATAATGAATGGGAAAAAGCGCAGCAATCCGGAACAAAAGTGTCGCAGTTCCAAGCTTGGCGCAACGAATTTAACAAAAAATATGACCCTCGTGTGTTCCAATCGGTGTACATGAGCGGATCTGAGCTGGAGAAGATGGTCTCTGAGATGAACACGTCTGAACTTAAAAAGTTTCAAAGGCAATACGACTATGCAGCCGAACGCGGCTGGATCCCTGCGGAGATTGAGTGATGGCCGCTCAAGAATCCGCTCGCTCGTCTTTTCTGGAAAAACGGTTAGGTAAACCGTTAAGTACGTATAGGTCGCAGACCTCGTCTAGGCAGCCCTCCGCGCTTGAACGCCGCTTAGGTAAATCGTTAGATGAGTACAATCAAATTAAAGAAGGCGTTCGGACGGCGGCAGGTCTTGTCCGCGCAGTAGGTTCTGGTGTCTCGCAACAACTTGAACAAGACATCCTACCCAAGGTAGGGGTTGGTTTTGGGCAAGGAGTACGTGACGTGGCAGCGTTAGCGGACAAACCTGCGCTTGCCTTAGAGGAGAAGTTTGGGCCGCTTACGATGGGGGGACTTTTTCCAACAGCCAAACAGGCTGTTGAGGAAAGTCGTGCGAAAACAGAGCAATTCAAACAAGCTGGATACGAGGAAGATTTGCCCGCGATGTTGGGCCGTGCAGGTGGGCAAATTGCCGCAACCGCACCGATCATGATACCTATGAACATAGCGGGCCAAGCGATTGGACAAGGAATAAAAACTGTTGCCCCTGCGGTGGGACCCGCCATAGATTTTCTTGCCGGAAGAACGACGGCACCGATCCTAAAAACTTTGTCTCGAGGAACACAGGCAGGGATGCAAGGGGCGATCGGGAACGTATTGGCTAATGCGTCGTCAGGGGAAAAGTCGATCCCTGAACTGGCCGGAGAAGGGTTTAGTATCGGTAGTGTGCTGGGGATGGCCCCATCTGCGGTAGGAGAAATCTATGAGGCAGGAAGGAGCGCTGTATTACCTAAACTATCTCCGCGAGATGCGGCACTGGTCCGCAGGGCACGGGACTTAGGTATTGATGTTACAGTTCCCATGACGCAACGAAATAAGTTTCTAGGTGACCTTGACGAGATGTCTGCGAAACTTCCTTTTTCGGTTTCGGACGAAGTAGCTGCGGATAGACAACGACAGTTCATGTCCCAATTAGTTAAGACTACGGGAGAATCTGCTGACAATGTGCGCCCTGAGACATTAGAGGAAGTATATAGTAACTTAGGCAAAAAGTTTGAGGACGCGGTGAGTGTGTTAGATGTACCTGTTTCACAAGCAGAACAGGCCAAAGCGCGTTTGGCATCCTTTTTAGAAGAGTCAACTTTGACCGATGCGGAAGTCTCCCCTGTCAAGCGGGTAATCGACAATGTCATTAACAAGATGACGGAGAAGGCTTCAAAAGAAGGCGTCGAAGAAGGCATTGAAGAAGGTGTGATGAAGGTTGCCAAGAAAGGTGCAAAGAAAGCAGCAGAAGCCGCAGAGGCTGCTGTAAAAGGTCTATCCGGCCAAGAGATTCAAGAATTGATTGCCCGCAACTCAATACTGGATAAATTAGCCCGAAGCCCTAATCCTACATTAAAACAAGCGGGTAACGAGATCAAAGACATCTTATTCGATGCTATTGAAGATAGTGTGAGCAAGACTCAGCTCAACGAGTTCCAGAAATTGCGAGGGCAGTACAAGAACTATAAGGTTCTGGAGCGTGCCGCGGGGTACAGTAACACAGGTTCAGAAGGAGTACTCACGCCTCAGTCGTTAGCAACGGCGGTTCGTGCGGTGTACGGTCCTGAAAAAGTAGCGCGCGGAGAGACAGGCGACATGGGAGAGTTGGCTCGCATAGGTCAACGATTCTTTAGCCCTGGAAAAGACGCCGGAACGGCTGGGAAATTGACCGCGATTTCCTCTGCAGCCGATGCTATCCGAGGGGGCCTAGGTGCGCTTACCGGAGCTGCGGGCCTTGCGGCGGCCGGAGTTCCTGCGGTAGCCTCTTTACCTGTGGTTCTGGGTGCAAACTATCTTGGGTCGAAAGTAATTAACAGCCCTCGGTACATGGATGCTGTTTTGACGCAGAAACTTTTTCCTGGCCCGATCATGCAAACCGTTTCTAATACAGCACGACAAGTCTCTAGTAACCCCCTAGTTCAATACATGACTTCTGGAGGCCCGCTGACAATGGGTACGGTCCAGATCGAAAATATGTCTGACAAAAGGAGAGAGTGATCATGTCCGGTAGTTTACTCGTTAATGGCAAGCAGCGCTTTGTTGATAACAACGGTGCTGCGCTTGTTGGGGGGAAAGTATATTTTTATATACCTTCAACCACGACTCCCAAAAACACATATCAGGACCGTGCACAAACGATTCTGAATACTAACCCCGTGATCTTGGACTCCCGCGGGGAAGCCGTGATCTGGGGCGCAGGTGCATACCGCCAGATACTAAAGGATTCTTTGGACAACACCATCTGGGACCAAGAGACCTATGGGGTGGATCCGGATCTGTATCTCCAAAAAGCCCAGAACCTTGCGGATCTCACGAGCGCATCTGCGGCTAGGGGAAACCTTGGCCTCGACGGGTTAGTTGTTCCTGTAGGCGCCATGGTGTGTTGGCCGGGAGCAGTGATCCCCTCTAATTACTTAGTGTGCGATGGCGCAGCAGTCAGTCGCACAACGTATGCGTCATTGTTTTCTGTGGTCGGGACTACCTTTGGCGCAGGGGACGGATCGACAACTTTCAATTTGCCCGATGCCCGTGGGCGAGCTTTGTTCGGAAAGGATAATATGGGGGGCAGCGCTGCGAATCGTATCACTAACGCTATCTCCGGTATTACGGGCACAACGCTGGGCGCATCGGGAGGCGACGAGAGGTTGTTCCAGCATACGCACACAGTGAATGTCACCGATCCTGGCCACAGTCACACCATCACGCGCTGGGAGGGATACGCAGCGGGCACCGCAGTCCTTTCTTCCCGCGATGCTACATCCTTTAACGCAGGGAACTTAGCTGGAGCCATTCAGAATGCCAGCACAGGTATCACTGCCACAGCGGTGAACGCAGGAGCCGGAACAGCGCAAAATATGCCACCTGCCCTTATCGTCAACATCATCATCCGTGCCACCTAAGGAGGCTTCTATGCGCGTATTGGTTTTATTTATGTTGTTGTCAACGTCAGCGTTGGCGCAACAGTCTGTTTCCCCTTGTGTTCAAACATCAGGGGGTGCCTTCGGGCCAAATTGCGCTCCGGTGACAGCGAGTAATCCGTTGCCGGTAGTAACGACGGGGTCTTCGATTGTGGGAAATGCAGTAGCGTACACAAGTACAGCGGTGGCTGTACCTGGAAGCTCGACCCCAGTATTAGCCGCAAACACCTCAGCGAAATACAGATTGCTGCAAAACACATCCACCGCAGCGTCTGTGTTTATTGCAACAGGAACCGCAGCTGCTTTGAACACTGGAATTGTGTTACTGCCCCAACAAACCTTTGAAATGTTTTTCTCCAGCGGGAACATTGATCGTCGAGCGGTCAACGCGATTGCTTCCACGGGAACCGCGACTGTCCTTGTAACGGAGGGTCAGTAATCATTATGAAAAACTTTCTTCTTATCTTTTTGTGTTTAAACCTCCCCGCTTTTGCAGGGAGTTTTAGTGGACCTCCGGCCCCTTCTTTGCCGGTCGAAATCGCCAAAGGCGGTACGGCAGGACAAACGGTCAGTCAGGCTCGTACCAACCTCAAAGTTGGTGATCTTATTCCAGGATACAGATCACAGAATTGGTACGGGGTAAGCTTGTCTGGCGCAACCACCACGGCAGTGGGCGCGCAAAATACACTATACGCCCTGCCCATGCCGATATATGAGACGGTGACCATAGATGCGCTTGCTTTTCGGGTAACAACAAGTGGTTCGGGGTCAGTTGCGCGTGTTGGTATTTATGATTCAACAGGGACGGGGGGTCGTCCCGGTACACTTGTGGCGCAAGGCGTAGCGGAACAGACAACCACGGCCAGTAACTCTAATGTCACTTTTACATTATCTCCTGCGGTTACATTAGCTCCGGATGTTTATTGGCTGGCCTCTCTTCACTCTTGGTCAGGTTCTGCGCCTTCCGTCACGGGTCCTGGCACTACAGCAGTCAGCACATATAACGCGCTTACTGGATCAACAACAGTACAAGGTGCCGTTGTCAGTGCGTCATCCTCCATGAACGGGGCGGTTACGGGAGCTGCCGTTTATGGGTCACTTCCTGTTTCTTTCGGGACTGCGACCGAAGTAAACGGCGGTACTGCCGGTATGCCTACGATTGTTATGAGGGCACAATAATGACACAAACACAATTACCCTGGCGTTTCACCGAACAATCTTGGCCGTGCGTACCTGCCGCTTGGGTCGATGAAAACTTTGAATTTCTTCGGGACTTCCAGTTTGGAGGATTCAAAACGCTGGAATATTTCGGCGTAAGCAACGCAGCGCAAGATAACACACAAGCGATGCAATTAGCTTTAAACTCAGGGTATGCTCTCAGAGGTTTAGCAGGGACATATAACTTTTTATCGGGACTGACGTTACCTGCAGGAACCAATCTTGTGCTGGATCCGCAGTGCATCTTCAACATGGCGAATGCGCCGGCGAACACTACTCTTTTGAATGTGACCGGAACAGATAACCCCACGGTGGCACTCACCGTAAATGCTGTCCAGGGCACAAAAACTTTGACCATGGCTGCGACAACGGGATTTACCGTGGGGGATTATGTCCGCGTAGCCTCTAACGCACAATTTGATACTTATGACACGGATTCTGAACTAGGCGAGATCAATCAGATCACGGCCCTGACTGCCACAACCCTCACGCTGGAAAGCCCTCTTCAGAGCACATACAACGTCTCTGACTCCGCGACTGTAAACAAAGTTAACCTAGTCGAGAACATTTACATTGATGGCGGTCGTATCGTTGGTGGCGGCCAAGGAGCCAATCATTACGGAGCTAAGTTTTTCTTAGGGAAAAATATAAGCGTTGCTCGTACCTCGTTTATTAAAACAGATCTACGAGGAATTTATTTTTTAGACACGATTAAAAGCCGTGTTCTCGGCTGCAATTTTGAGAATTTCCGTTCCAACACAGCATATGGCGTCTCAGTCACTAACTGCACTCAGGACATTATTATTGCAAACTGCACTTTTGATCGTGTGCGCCATTCCTTGTCAACGAACAATACCAGCGCCACAAAAGGGATTCCTCGTAGGATTCTTTTCGCAAGTAACAATGTGACTAATAGCTCCCTGTCACTGACAAGTGTCGGAGGCGATGCGATCGACACCCATGCCGCTGCGGAAGATATCTACATTGTGGGCAATAACGTCTTTAACTCGAGTGGTGTAGGCATCAACTTCGAGTGCCCTTCGGGCATAGTGGCGAATAACTACATTAAAGATAGCCAAGATATTGGTATCTATTACCACAATGAATCTGACGCCGAGGGGCGTATTCTTGTGCAAGGGAACAATGTTTCCGGAGCCGCCTCTCACGGTATTCATGTAAACCGCGGGATACGGGGAACGGTTGCGGAATCTCGGCGTATCGCCATTATCGGCAACTCCGTTGGTAACGTGACAGGCATCGGAATTTACTGTAACACGCCTTCCGGTGTAGGAACCAACCATGATGTCGTGGTGTCTGGGAATGTTGTGGATTCTTTCGGAGGATCCGCGGGCATCGTTGTTGAAGACGTTTATTGTGGGTCCATCACTGGAAACTCCGTGGCTCGACCCACGGAAGCAGATGGTCGAGGGATCACTGTAAGGGACAGCCAGGTCGTCACGGTCACAGGTAATTCCATTCGTGTGAAGGACAATTCCTCCAACGCAGAAGGCATATTTATCAACGCATCATCTTCTGGGTCTTGTACGAAGATAAATATCATGGATAATATTGTGACAGGCGTGACGCCATCGTCTTTGACAGGAATTTATCTGGACGATAACGCTACAAACTGCCGCGCATTTAACAACTACCTGAGTGACTGCAACACAGAAATCCGCAGGGGTACAGGAACAGGGCACCAACTTCAGACCGCTATCCAACAGACATCGGATATCGCTGCGGGAGTTATAAATATTTTGGATCCCACCACCCGTGTGTTGGCTGCTGATACAGAAACAGCGAGTGCCTTTGACCAGCTGGACAACTTAACTAATGTTGCCGCAGGGCAAATGATCACTATTCGCTCCGCGTCAAATACTCGAGCCATTGAGGTCGTTAATAGCTCGAACATTGAACTTGCAGGAGCGACTAACTTCACTTTAACCAATACCGCAGATACTTTAACTTTGTTGGGCACAGGAACACGTCTCTTAGAAGTAGCGCGGAGTGACAATGGCTAAAAAGCCTTCTGTGAAAGGTCCTGATTTTACCCATTGGACCTTGGATAAACGGCTCCCGATTGCCGTACTGGTTGCTCTTCTCGCCCAGTTAGGTGGCGGGTTAATCATCTGGGGAGAGCAGAAACAAATTATCGCGGAACATAACCGACGAATTGTCACACTTGAATCGTTCAAAGAAAAATCAGAAACCTCTGCACAACAACTGGCGGAAAGATTGGCACGCATCGAAGAACGTATGACTGTACAGATCGAGCTTTTACGCAGTATTCAGCAGTCTTTGAGCCCCGCGAAAGCGCCCGCCCAATGAAGCCGCTCTTGCGACTTCGTACCAATTTCATTGTTGTTCATTGTTCTGCTTCTCCGCCAACTTCAGATTTATCAGCGAGCGCAATTCGAGCTATCCATGTTAATGAACGAAAATTCAGTGACATCGGCTATCACTACGTGATCAGAAGAAACGGAGACCTTGAGGCTGGACGTCCCGAAAACCAAGTAGGGGCCCATGTACAAGGATTTAATAATGTGAGCATCGGGATATGTTTGGTCGGGGGCATCAATGCGCGAGGCGCGGCTGAAAATAACTTTACGGAAGAACAGTTTTTTTCTTTGCATGTTTTGCTAGAAAAACTACAAGAACGCTACCCTCAAGCCTCGATTGTTGGGCACCGTGACTTATCGCCGGATAAAGACGGAGATGGCGTCGTGGAGAAACATGAGTGGCTTAAATCCTGTCCGTGTTTTGATGTTGCAATGTTTTGCAGAGAATCTGGCCTTAACCCTTTTCCGGTAGGACGTAATGATAACAAGCCTGTCACGTGAGTTTGTCAAAGATCTGTGGGTCGGATTACTGTCTCTGACCATCCTCGCGGGGTTTTTTGTAAACGTGTACCTTGTTTTGTCGGGGAAGATTCAAACCTCGGACCCGAATATGCTGCTCCTGATCGGCAACGTCACAGGGTACACTAATGCGCTGGCCACGATGGTGGCGGCCTACTATTACGGCAGCAGTAAAAGTAGCCGAGACAAAGACACAACGATTGCCACCATGGCAAGCCACCAAAGTGCCAAAGATGCTGGGGCTTAGGTTTCTGTCGTCTTTTCTAGGGGGCATTAAAGTAGACTGGGCCGCCGTTTATAAATTCCTGCCGTATATTATTGCTTGTCTTTTCTTCTTGTGGTGGTTCTGGAGAGGCGAGCAAATTTCCGCGAATAAAGCGGAGATTAGCGCACAAAAAACTTATATCAGTGCTTTACAGGAAGCCAATTCATTAGGTCAGCAGCAGATTGAAGCCTTGCGAAAACAAGCCTTGGGCTCCCTCGTGGCTAAGGAAAAAGCCGTCAAGGAACGTGCCCATGCTCTAAAAGAAAGGTTGAAACAGAACAATGATAAAGACCCTCTGGCCCCTGGCTTTACTTTCTATCTTAACGAGCTGCGCGACACAGCCCTCGGTTCAAACCTGCAATATCCCCCCGCTCCCTGAGCCTCTACAATCCGCTCCGCCTTTTCCGGTGCCCAACGTCTATACGACCGAACAAGAACTTGGGGAGTATTTAGTCACGGAACTTGCCCCCGCCCTTGAGATTTGTCGGGCACGTTTATCTACGCTTTCTTCTTTTTATTCGTCTTTTTCGGTGCCGGACACAAAAGAATAATCTCTTTAATTACCCCTAGCGGTAAAGTTGTGTCACCATCTTTCCCTCCCGCTTCGTTCCAGCTACTTACAATCGTCAACTGTGTTTTCGTCCGCCGCGTAATGGTGCCTACGCTGTAAACCAAAGCAGGTTTATGGCTATGAATTTCATCGTCTGACCGCCAACCAATCCCGCTTGTTACGGGGTCTTCCCACTTCACAAGGTAGATGGGTCGCCTCATTGTCATGGTGCCGATTGTACCATAGGCCTTGGGACTTGTCTCTTTTTTAAGTGTAAAAACCCAAAGGTTAATCCATAAGGAATCCCATAAATAGCGTTCCTTTGCGCGGCTTCAATGCTGTCCTCAATGTCCCGCTCGGCCCAAGGGCATTTCTCTCCCCACTCCCTTAAACAATCGTTAAGACTGTCGACTGTAAAAATGTTATTTCGCAAGCCGCAGGAAACTTTATCAAAATGCCGCCTCGTGGTGATATCGAAAGTTAAAAGAACATCTCCGTCCGGCTTCGTAACTCGAAGCAGTTCCTGCAACCCTTTTTTGTGGTGCTGGACATGCTCCAGCACACTGGCGCATAGGACTGTATCGACGGCGTTATCCCCCTCAGGGAGGTTGTAAATAGAGGCGTATCGATAGTTCCTCATGTTCTGTTCAAACCACCACACACCATGAATATTCTGCGTATCCCAGTTAAAATTTATGTCGTACAGGTGATGATCTCTCCCTTGGGTTACGGCAAGATCAAAACTCAACAGCCCCCGTCCGCCACCCGCATCGATGGATCGGCCTTTAGCAGAGAAAGCAGAAAGTATTTTCGGGTACTCCCATTGTTTTGAGCCGTGGATATACATTCGATTGGACGTAAAAATATGGGATTTACCTAAAGTAGCTTTGTCGATTAAAACAGCTGACGTGTCCGGAAAGTACGATATATTTCTAGTTAGCAGGTCATTGAGAAGTGTTACGTCTTGTTGGGCTATTTCTAAGAACAAATCTGCTTGCTTAATTTGCACTTTATCCTTTGTGGGCTTTTCCGACAGGTGTTCTTGTGCGACACGCGAGGCCTGAGCGTACAGCCTAGGCTCCGTGAGGCATTCATGTGTTCCGGCGGCACATTCGGTTAACCAGTTCTCTGTTTGCCACCAGCAGCTACGGCAGGAGCTTTCACTAGGCAAGTGAACATTGTAATTATCCGCATAGCCAAAAAATTTCTCTGGCGTAGGCCCGAAAAACACAAGGCTTTTTGTTCCTACAGTTTTGGCTAAATGCACAAGACCGCCCTCTGGGCCTATATGTAAAGCGGCATTTTTTAATATAGCTGTGGTCTGTCCAAGAGATGTTCTCCCCCGCAAATCAAGGTCACAATCAAGCATTGGATCATCGCAAGAACCGAGGCTCACGATCTTGGCCCCCGTGCCGTTTTTTATCTCTGTGAGACACTTATTAAACAGAGGAAGCGGCGGAGTTTTCGTTGATAGTTCCCGTGAGTTGTCGTTCCGACCATACCCTGCCGTACACGTGATATACTTCTCTGAAACCAGATTAAACCCTTGCAGGACACTTAAATGTTCGTCCAAAATCGGAAAAGGAGACGTTGGCAGAGGGGCTAGTTCCGAAAGCAACGTGAATGACGCCTGTGTTCTGTTTATGCCCTCAGCAACCAGCTTTTCTACCAGATAATGGTCTAGGTAAGGGCCGCAGTTGGCCAGATGAAGAAGAACTTCCTTTTCTTTCAGTATCTTTTTCGCTACAGGGATTCTTCCACCGTTCCCCTCGTAAGGGATGGAGACATAAGACCAATCAACGATTAAATCGAACAAATCTATTCGCCGAAGAGCCTTTATAAGTTTTGCCCTTTGCTGCCGGTTCTGCGAAATAAAACCTGCCTCGTCAATGAATGGAAAGTACCGAAGAGTGTGTACCTGACGGGAACTTGTGCCACACACGAAAATGACGCATGGCGCATACGTCTGCCGCAACTTTTCGGCAATCGGTGCAATCTGTAAAGTGTCCCCAATACCGCCGCTACAAAAGATCAAAATTCGCCGCTCCGTTGTGTTGCCACGGTGACGCTCTAGTCGAGGCAGTAGACTGAATTTATGGGAACTAAAGTATTGTTGCAGAACACGATGTTCGTTGTTCAATTCCTCATCAGTCAAAAGAGGGCAGACAGAGACGGCATAAGCATAAATAGATTTGCCGGATGTAAGCAGACGTTCCAGAGACTCCAGTTCCACAGCTGTTTTAGCTAAGTTATTCAATCTCAACCCCATCGTCTTGAAGAAGTTTTTTCTGGGCTTTCAGTTTGTCTCGCAACCCATTTAGAACTTGACTGAGCAATTTCTCTACTGTCAGCGGTAGCTCGTAGTATGAGCATTGTTCATCCGTAAGATGATAATGGACGTCCGCTGTTCCGTCCGCGCGAGGAGTTTGTCGGAGAGGACTCGTACTCACAATAGCAACAAAAAGTTTGTTTGCGCTTTCAGGGTAAAGTTGCTTCAGTTGTTGTACACGATCAATCTCGGCCCGAATACTATCCAGTGTAAGCAATCTTTCGTTGAACGATTTAATTTTTTGTGGGGTTAGACGGTTCACCATAGGGTTCTCCTGTTTTGAGAGTTAAGGTAATTGTCAAGACATCTTGTGCATCAAACACGACCGGTTGGTTAGGTAAATGAGCCAGAAGCTCTTTACATAGCGTTTTTAAATGGGCCATACATAAAGATTCGAGCACAGCACTCGATATGTATTTTAGTTTTGCAGAAGTTTCGGAAACTACCATGTTATTGTTCATGGGAAATGGGCCTCCGGAGGATTTCCAGCGCGTGAAGCAACGCTTGGTATTGGTACAACCCTACCAAGGCCATCGCCACTTGGCTATATATCAAAGAGCGTTCTAACTCCGAAAGTTTTCGCCGCGTATACCCAGGGCGCAATTCAATAATATCAGCCATGATCCTCCAAAATTTTACGTAGATTGTCCCCCGACACTTGGGACGCAAGATCCTCTTTGCGGCGCAGTGCCCCTACAATCTTCTCATCGATTGTGCCAGGGGACACGAGATCGATGTAGGTGACATTGTGTTTTTGCCCGATGCGATGACAACGGTCCTCTGACTGCAAGCGCACCTCTAAGGACCAGTCGTGGTCATGGTAGATAACCACGGTAGCGGCGGTTAGTGTGATACCAAAACCTCCCGTACGTGGATTGGATACGATATAAGATAAAGGGTTGTTACTGTCCTGAAAACGCTCTACGATACTTTGTCTGTCTGGGCCGGAGATGTCTCCGTATATCTTAGCCACGCTATCGGGCCCATACGTCTCCGCAATGAGGTTAGCTAAGTTGTTAATACTTGGAATGAAATTGGACCAGATAATAACTTTTTGCCCCTGCGTCTCTTCAAGTATCTTCATCACCTCGTCTGCCCGAGGACTGTGAGCAGAAAGCTTCAACGTGTCTTTATCCTCAGTAGGCGCTATGTTGCACAAGCATTGTCTGAAGCGTAGCAACCGCGTTATAACTAGGGGAGCTGTCACTAAATCCCCATTGGATAACCATGCAAGCGCATCCTCTTTGAGGCTTTTGTAGTAAGCTCGCTGCTCTGGAGTCAATTCGATGTAACGGGTCGTGTATATCTTCTCAGGCAAATCAAGACAATCTTTCTTCAAGGCACGGAAACTAACTTTGGATATTAGTTTTTGTAATTCATCTAAACGCTGGTAACCAACCACTTCATCAAAGGCACGTCCATTAACCTGCCTTTTCCGTGTCACGGCATAGCGGTTCCGAAAGGAAATAAAACTTGTGCATTGAAGAAGGCCCTCTTCAAGAAAATTGAAAGGGGCATACACATCCAAAGGAGAATTTGTCACGGGCGTACCAGTTAAGATACGCCGGTATTTTGCAAGCTTACCTAACTTTGTTAAAGCCTTAGTTCTTTTAGCACTGGGGTTTTTTATTGTCGTTGCCTCATCCACTACAAGCAGACAGCGGAAGCTGCGTAAAATTTTTTCTAGGTAGTCATAACCTTTATCTGTGGCTACTGCTTCCACGTTCATCGAAAATACACGAAGCGTCGTCATAAGATTTTTATTGTCCTCGAAGAACCACTCTTCCTGGTCCCTAAATTTTCGCATGGGATCCCCCCATGTCAAAACAATTCGATCAATCTCATTAGGTAAATGAGCCTCGACTTGTTGAGTAGACCACCCACGTGTCACGCTTTTAGGAGACATGACAACTAAGCAATTTATCTTCCCTTGCGAAAATAGATAACTGGCTGTATCAATAACGACCTTTGATTTCCCTGTGCCCATCTCCATTAAAAGAGCAAAATTAGTTTGCTCTCGCGAAAGCATGAGAGCTTCAATTTGGTGCTGATAAGGCACCGTCTTGAAGAGCTGATCTCTCGGTAAAGTAATGGGAACAGACATTCGTTTCTCTCTAGCGGTCTACAGGCAACGTATCGTACTTCATCTTAATTTGCAACCAAATTTTCAAAGATACGGGCAGGTGCAATCGCCCACTCTTTAAGCATAGGAACCCGCACCCCTTCCGATAAATCCTTGACCCTTGACCCTGGAACAATAAGCATCCCGTCACGGAATTGTAACACAATGTATACACGTCCCCTGCATTTGACGCGGCGTGTAATCCACGCAAGTTGCGCGGGACGAAACTTGGCTTTTACAAGAGCCTGACCCTGCACCGAGGCGTCAATATACTTAAATTCAAACCATGCTTCCACGCCTTTGTGGCAAGCATTCGTGTCTGGAGCTCCTGTTGTAGCCCAGCCTTCGATCCGTTGCCAATCTGTGCGAGGAGAAGGGTATATCCCCTTCAACGTGTCGTAAGCTTTAAGTTCTAACCGATCCATGTCATTCCTCCACGGGTTTAGCTTCGCCCCAACTACGGCCAATATCCATATCCACCTTCAAAGGTACGAGAAGTTTTACGCAGTTTTGCATAATCTCTGCACACCGTTTTGCCTCAGCCGCATCGGCAACTGAAAAACAATTTTCGTCATGGATCGTGAGCAGGGGGGTAATTCCCTCCCTCATCAAGTTTCGTAAAGAAACTTTTATCATGTCTGCACTTCCGCCTTGAATCTTGCGATTGAGAGCTTTGTATGTAAACGCACGTTTTATCCCAAGACCAAATTGTTTTTCCGCCTCTTCCCGAGGGAGAGCACGTCCGCCGTGGAAGGGTTCCCACATATCAAAACGACATCTGCGTCCAGACAAGGTTGTAATATAACCACGTTCCGCTGCAAGATTAGTAAGCTCTTTGGACAAAAGCTTGATGAACGGAACTTCTTCGTGATACCGTCGAAACAACTCTTCTCCTTCTGGTCCTGCAACTTCCATTAAACCTTCTCTGAAGGAAAATTTTTTCTGCTGCGTGGGCAAGCCAAGTTGTTTACAGAGTTTCGCACCGCCCATGCCATAGGCTAAACCCAGATTAATCGTCTTGGCCTTTTTACGCTGGTCTGGCGTAAAATTTTCGCCGAACACGAGCGATGCCACAAAGCTATGGTAGTCTGTATCTGGTTCTTGGTTGTATTTATTCGCCGCAAAATCTGCGCGGTATAGCCCAAGTTTCGCCGCATAATGCACCGTGAGCCTTGGCTCTTGCTGCGAGTAATCGCAACTCGCCCAAAGCTGGCCTTCTTCGGGTAAAAACATACTGCGGATTGCGGTACCAATCGCGGGGTCACGGGCAGGAACCTGCTGCAAGTTTGGGTCGCTGCTACTGAACCTTCCCGACACTGTTCCTCCTTCGTCGGAACGTAAAGGATGGAAATCACAATGCACTCTGCCATTGTGAGCATGATCCATGATCATGTTGCCGCAAAAGGTGTTGGCGGCTTTGTAATATTTTCTTGCTTTCGTAACTAATTTTCCGAGGTCCGTTGGATTTGCGGCAAGCCAAGGTTCTGTGAAAGAAGGTTTACCGGTTCCTGTGCGCGGAAAATCTATGCCCTGCGCGGTAAAGGCGCGGGAAACTGATTCCGCAGCAAACACCTCGACGGGGAACCCCACAAGCCTTGCGATGTCGTCCCGTGCGGTTTCGTATTCTTTGTTATACTCTGTCTTCTTTCGCTCGGCTAAATCCAAATCCACTCGAACGCCCCGCCACCGCATCTCTAAAAGTAAAGGATGAAGGTCGTGCTCCAGCTCCAAAACTTTAGTAAGCCCCTGGGCAACGATCTCAGGTTCCTGCTGGCGGAAAATTTGTAAAGCAAGACGTGCGTCTTGCTCCGCGTAAGGGGCGACATAACGGCCTGGTAATTTATAAAGCTCGCTTTTCGGATTGTAGCCCATGGCTTTTGCCGCGCTTGTCAATAGCGTCTCATCCTTTGGGGGCAACCCATAAGCTACCGCCAGCGCAGCCAATCGATAGCTTTGTTTATTTTCGTCCAATAAAGCTTCTGCCCATTGCACATCCCAAAGTGCTGCTTCGGGATGAAACTCAATTCCCATCGATCGCAGCCAGCCACGGTCGTACATACCGTTAGTCAAGATCCATTGTCCTTTAAACGACGATATAAATTGCGACAGCGCACCGATAGTGTCCCACCCCTCAGTGTTGTCGCCGCCCTCATGGGCCAAGGCAATATAACAGGTCTGTATCTGTCCATTTTCTTCCCACGCGAAAGACACCCCAGCGATAAACCCGTCGGCTTTATCCCCCGTGCGCCTTGTCCAGCCTGGACCGATGTTTAGCAGGTTCGGGTCACACGTTTCAGTGTCCAGAGACACCACCTTGGCTTGGTACAGCCCTGAAGGGAACTGCGTAACGGGGAAAAACTGAACTTCAGGTAAGTTATTTTTCATTGTGTAAATCCGTGCGTGAGAAGTTTGGTATGCAGCCGCGTGTAGATGTCTCTTTGTTTCTCGGACGGAGTATACTGAGAATCTAGTTCGAGACGTTCATGTTGACTACTAATGAAGTCAAGCTCCCATGCGGAGAAAATGTCGTCATAACGCATACACAGGTCAATGACCTCTTGGTACCACTCACGGTCGAAGTCGTGCTCGATCATCATTAGCGGCTCTTTTTCTTCGGATGTAATGCGGCACGAAGCTCGTGCATATAACCATCGTCATGGTAACTGAATTGCCGCGCTGCTTGCGGATGCCGAACCATCGTATGCAGTATCCGACACTTGTCCAAACGCTTTGAAGCCAGTTCACCCAGCGCAATAACGCGATGAGCATTACGCACAGCATAGTTAAACAAAACTTCGTCAGACGGAGACCTAAACCCATCCGAATTGACGATGCAGATTTTGGTTTCATCCGCGCCTACCTGGTGCAGTGTCCTAGCAAGAAACTGACTTGAATTGTCGTCATAAAGGAAAGGATAGGATTCTGTTGGAGGCGCCACACTTAACTGATCCCCTACCAAACAAACAGAGAACTTTGTGGGACACCCTGTCAGATTGTAGCTTTCGGATAAACATATTTTTCGTAAATCAGGATCGTTGTCTCTTGTGAACCGTGCACCGAGATGCTGCAGCAATATATCCGCTTGCTCTGCTAAGGTTGTTTCCCCTTCGATAACCTCTTGGACATTATACTGATGCCAATCGTCCAGTAGTGAGACACCTCCCTGTGCCGTAAGCAGTTCTGTGTAATCCAAAGAAAGGACGTCATGGGGCATTAACCCTTTGTCTCCTGACCAAAGGTCTAGATAAGCTTGGGCAACCTTTCCCATGCCTGTGGTGTACATCTCGGATCGTTCTTCCACCATACGTTTGTGTGTCGACTTAATGTACTCGACGGGGGCGATACAAAGAACCCTTAGTGCTCGATACCGGTAAAGTAACCTATCCAAGTGCCGCGCGGCGTAAGGATATTCTGCCCCTGAGTGGTAGAGCCGATTGTAGATACAGTGACTCAAGAAATTTCGATCCAGCACAACAAGCTGATAGACCGAACGTCTTAAACAATCGCACAGTGCGCTACTATGAACTGCCCAAGCCTCTCCTTGCGGGGGTCTTGTAAGATGCACATAATGAGCATCGTGCTTTTCCACAAAGTACTTAGCTAAGGTTGTTTTTCCTGCGCCGTCAGGACCGTCAAGATAAATGAGACCTGTGGGGTGAGTCATGCGTTCTCTAGCTCTCTGGGAAAAGCTATACACGAGATTGTCATATCTGTATACAGAAAAATGGTAAATGTCAGGAGAAGTGTGGTCTCTGGGGAGACCACACTCTGCTCATCTCCAAGCAGCACAGGCAGTAAGCGCAAACACTGTGTCTTCGAACTTTTGCTCAGACAGTTCTAGCTTTAGGTATGCTTCTGCTTGCTCTCGTGTGGACCAAGAATCGTCAACAAGTTTCCCCTTGGTTCGGTCAAATAGATAAAATCTACCTGCACACCACATAAGTTGGTATCGATCATGTATCATTGCCTACCCCCAAGGAAAAGAGCCATGTCAGCAAAAGTAAAACCGCCCCGATAAGGGAAATTTCCTCGTGGCTATTCATAGTCCCTCCACTTGTCTGCTTCCCGTCTACGGCGGCGTTGAAGCTCCTTGCGGATAGATTTTACATATCTGTCCTGTGGACTTTCATTAGAGACGATGAAGTTACTCATCCCACTAATGATGGGGATAATAATGGCCGCAGCAATGATGCCGATAAATAATCCACTCGGATCACCTGTCGCTGCGCCGTGCTCAATGTAGTAGCCCATGATTCCCCCTAACCGTATATCTTCAAGAGGAAACAGAACGTAATTAAAAAGACCAAAACGAGAGAGCCAACTTCAAGGCCCACGTTGTGGTGTCCATCGTCATTGTCAGCATCATGATACATACCAACCTTCCTTTCTAGCTTTCTATGCTTGCAGAACTATTCTGCGAGCCGTTGGATATATACACGCGCTATGGTTAAAAGAAAGTTAAACGGGAGAACTTTTTATAAACTCGATAAGCTCTTCTAGGGCACGAGAAAAATATAGGGATTCAGGTGCAGGGACTTTGGCTTCAAGCCGATATACTTTTTCGACCTGAAGGCGAGAATACAGCATAAAACAAATCTGATCCCGCGCCTCTTCAACACGTTCCGAGATGTGGTTTTGTATAAGTATGGATTTTTGAGCAGGGCCGAGTGCGGATCTTTCTTCCAGGTCATGCAGGATTTTTGCCGCGGTTCGTTCCGTATCGTTCATCGGTATATCCGCGTTGTGTTCGCAATATGAAATTTTAACATCCGCACATAAAGTGTCTCTTCCTTTTTCATAAACAACTTACTGAAATAACGGCACAGGTTAGATAAGTATTTCATCGGACTCTCTCCTTTTCTTTTGGGCGACAGTTTCAGGGATACTGTCCCAGATGATCTCTGCCTTGGCCTGTAACGCAAAAATCTCACGGCATTCTTTTAATGAAGGCAGTCGCCAAAACACTTGGCGTGTGCCAGGCTCAAGCACACCTTTTCGGGTAACAATCCCCTCTGTTAAAGTTCGTCGGTCAGCGATCTCCCTGTGTTGGATCATCTCTGAAAGCTTCCGCATAAACCAAGTACTTGTTCCGGTCGAACGAATTTTTGCCAGCTCGCAGTAGTCTACATAATCGTGGTACATAGCCGTAACAGGAACAGCAACATCCCAATCTTTAATGCTAGAACCAGGTGTCCCTTGCTGCAATCGCTCCAGCCACCATTCTCCGATACTTGATAGTGAGTTTCTTTTTTGTACCCACAATTCTGGTGTACCTGGAATGGCCGCTGGCTGAAACTCCGAAACTTGACGCTGTTGCAGTTCGTACAACAACCGCGAGTAGCCGCCTCGTTTCAACTGATCGTATAGTGCGTTAAAGTAGGTGTAGTCTCTGGCCCGTGTGTCTGCGACATGAAGCGTTAGGAAACGACGATCGTCCAAGTCAGTGGGAACCGACCAATCATTATTGGTGGCGATGATGGTGTGCACCATATTTTTGGTCGTGATCGTGTCTCTATTCTTACCTTCAATTTGAAGCGTAGGCTCGGTGATTAAAGCTTTAAGAGTTGATTGTTCTGCCTTCGCCCCCGCCCAATACGCTTCGTCCAGAAATAGAAGGATGCAGTCGTGGAGGCACGCATTAAATCGGCCAAAAACGGTGTTTTTATTAGAGGCGTGAATAAAGTGCTGGCCGAACAAATTACCAATAACCTTAGCTAAGGTTCCTTTGCCTGTGCCTTGTCCACCTCGTAGAACAAGAGCAGTTCCAATCGGAGTGCCAGGGAACTGTATCGTAAACGCACACCAATTCATGACGTAGTTATAGACGTTCTCATCCCCTCGGCAGATGTTGTTGAGCACATGCTCTTTAAACAATTCGCAAGAGCCTTCGGAGGAAGGCTTAACCGTAAATCCACGCCACAGGTTGTAGGTGTTTTCCGGAGCTCCCTCAGGGTTGAAAACAATACTCTCGTACTGCCGCCGGTGGGGGCTTTTTAACCACGCCTCTGCCAAGGGTTCACTGCTTAGTCGTCCGGTCTTTGTATACGACAGCTCCATTTTATTCGCTAACTCAATTAGAAAATCTTGCTTGGTCAACCTCACAACGGACTGCCGTTTAAAATCATCGTCCAAAACTTCCTTGAATATAAAATACTTACTTCCTTCCCGTGCCACAAAATGATCTCGGTTCACTTCTTGTATATTTTCAGACCCACCGGAAGATGTCGGGTTTTTGTTTTGCCCCTGTGCTGCTGACATCACAGGGGGAGAAGGCGCCTCCGAAGGTGTGTCATTAGCCACGGCAGACGGTGCAGGGCCCTTCCATCCGCCGCGATAGGCATAGTGCCAGACGGTGCCCAGCGTTACGCCACTGCGTCTCTCATTAAACCTGTTCCAGTCGTAGTTAATTCTCCAAGCATCGTACTTAGGGCTGTTCTTCGACCATGAATCCCAAATCTCTTTCCCTTCCTCATCTGTAAGCTGCCCGCTACCCGCTGCTGTTTTCAAAGCTAGTCCTACCCGTATCCAGACAGCGTAGTCATCGTTCGAAACAAACGAGAGAGCCTCTTTAATTGTGGGTATGTCCACAGGGCCGTAGGCAACATCATTCTCTGACGGTAGGCCTTTTCCAGCGTCCTCGATCAAGGAATCAAGGTCCATGATCTGTTGTTCATACAGATCTGCCGAGTAACGTGGCAGAGGGCCTTCCCATGTCGAAAGGTCACTATGGACATCGCCGGTGCCCAAATTAGTTATATACCGCGACTTGCGAGAGAAAGGTACGGCGACAAGGTTCCCAAGCTGGGCTGCTTCATCCTGCGCGGGAAACAAGTCAATGCTTACATCGTATTTAACCCGCATCTTGTCCACAACAGGGCGTAACGCTTGTCGCACATAAACTGCCCGCTGCGGAGAGGGCCAGAAAAACCATATATGGATACCGTGACCAGAGCCAGAGCGGCATACCCATGGAGCATAGGCAGACCCTAGCGTGTCGCAAATATGCGCCGCAATCCCGCACAGGTCTTTCCAATCCTTTTGTCTTTTTTTATCGTCAATATCGATCACTGCCACCCGAACTGTATTGCGTTCAGGTGGCAGCAAAAGATATTGTCCTATGGGTTTTTCCCCCGCGATATGTTCGGAAAGAAGTCTGTTAGTGACTTTTTCCTCCACGGGGAGATAAAGTCCTTTTCCTGCACTGTTGGTTCGATACGCTGCATAGAGGTCTTTCCGCATGTGGTCACTAATCCACATGAGACACTCGTGACAGTATACCCTTTTTCCTTCGGGCGCAGTTCGAGGATCAAAGGCCATAGGGGTGCCCATCCATTATCCGTCAAGGTCAGATACATTGACTGACGACGCAGGAGCCTCGTCAGGAACCTCATGTTTCACTTTAACCCGTCCCTCAGCAATGCTACGATGGAAATTTTTTGCGGCGTTGTAGACATCGACCGATGAGACAGGACCCACAGGGCTGATATTAAACGAGGCCCAGCTATACTTGTCTTTGACCGAAGTCTTGGACTGCACTTTGTATACGGTATAAAAGCTGGGAGCGATAAAACTGCGCCCGTCCTTTTTCAGGATGACTTGTTTCATCAACGTGTTCCACCGACGCGATGCTGAAAGAGCACTGGACGACATACCGAGCACCGCAGGTTCAAACGTACCGTCTTCGTTCAGGATAAGAATATAGTGCTGGTTTGTTTCAACAAACTCGTTCCCGTTAGGAAGCACTTGTACTTCTCGACCTTCCTGATTTTTTACGGTGCGTAGCTCTGCAAGCTTAGGTGTGTCCGAAGGGTGAATCCCCGCCAGACCATTCCGTCCTGCTTTCCACTCGATATACACTTTCTCGAAGTGGCAAGGGATGACATTAATCCCCTCCTCTCCGCTGTACACTTTTCCCGTTACGTTGTTATAGAAGTCCCCTTCGGTGGCCCCTTGAACATAAGCAGGGTCCGATTTCTTGCAGATAGGAGAATTGGCTTGCAGCAACCGCAGAATAGGCGTCTGCATGTCATTGCTGCTAAGATTCTGCAAACCCATCCCTGAATCTTCAGCGACCATGCTGATAAGATCCGTATCGACAAGAGCAAGCTCAGTTGACTTTACTGAAGCCAGTTCTTTGGATTTTGCTTGTTTGGTCATGTTTCGTTCTCACTTTCTTGGTTATGCTTGTCTATCCAAGCTGTCACGTCTGTCGCAGGTCGACGTTACCTTTTCTTGGCCATCTTCATTACGGCAACATCCTTAATGAAAATACCGAGAAGTTCGACATCCAAATCTTGCCCTTTCGCCAAACGGTCTTTGACCATTGATTTAAGGGTTTGTGGGTGAACCCGCTCCACTCGATCGAGTTTACCATAATTTATCTTACCTTCTGAAGAGAGGTCTCGGACAGTTTCCATAAGGCGCTGGGCGTCTTCGTCCTCCCCTGCCCCAAAAGTGGTAATAACTTCGTTTTTAATAATGTCCCCCAGACCACGCGCTCTTAGCCATGCGTGAGCATCCTCTCTTTTATCTTCCTTAATGGAGGCACTCACCATCTGGGCGGTCTCGAACACTGTTCCGTCCTCCAAGGTAAAACTTTTAAGCTGCAACGCTGCCATAAGATCCGGTAGCCGTTGCTCTGAGAGGTGTTCTCGTTGCTCTTTCGCAATCTTTAACCGTTCCTCCAAGGACATTATTAAATTATCGATGTCCTGTATTTGTTTCCCAACGGCTTGAAGTTCCGCCAAGGAAGGAGCAGTCCCCTTGATCGGAACCATGGTTTGACTGTCCTCAAATAGGTTATCCAAGGTTAAGGGTCCAAGATTCATGGTTTCCTCCGCGGGTTAAGTTTAACGACATAGTAGTCGTTGAGGTGTCGGTCCCATTTAAGTATTCGCAGGGTCTCTAAGTTCTTTTCCGCCAGCGATAAAAAAGTAAGTCCGATAACAACAGGATCCCCCAGCGGAAGAAGGTAGTCGGTGTCGCCATTAAAATCTTTGAGGCCATCAAAAATACGCCAGAAGGTGGGGTTGGAGGCCGCTACAATATTTGTGCGAGTGGGCATGATAACCTCAAGCTCGCCAAAACGGGCCGCTTTGGATAAATCAAGGTCAGTGCCTTGGGTGACAAAAACCCTAGGGTTTAATCGTAGCGAAGCCTCGGATAGTTTAATGGATTGATTCATGGGGGCTTCTTTCTACCTCTCTGTCGTCTATATTACTTAAAACAGTGGCGAGTGTAAAGGCAAAAAGTGCGTGAGCAAATTGGCACACATCTTCCCCCGTAACGGACTCCTCTTCCCACGCAGAAAACGCCCTGGTTGCCAGCATGTAAAAAGCTTCAGTGGGCTCTTTTCCCACAAACTTAAGGAAAGAATCAAGAGTCAGTTGGTTCGTTGCGGACATCGGTCCCTCCCTTCCTGCATTTTGTTCTTTGTTCAGCCAATTCATGAAATCCAAGCTTTTGCAGCAAACGCACACAGCAATCTTGGTGGTCCGCGTACTGCTCGGCGCTTTCTTTTGGCGTGCAATCGCCTATGCAAGAGTGTCTGTCGTCGTTCATCGTTCGAGAGCCTTTCAATCTAACCCTCTAAAAGTTGGCGTTCCATCGGAATAAAACTCTATATTATTTGTGGCAGCATTTTCCAGCGCATCTCTGTGGTCGTGTTTCATCTTTCCTTCTTTTTTGCCCAATCGTAGCCTTCTTGATAAGCTTCTTGGCGTTCTCGGTCTAAAAATTCATCTATTTGTGTGTACATAGTTTGCTTATCGTAATTCGTCTTGCTCATCATGCCTCCAGTGGCCTTTTCAAGCACGCAAGAAAACCTGTGTTCAATCTCATCTAAAACTGCTTCATCATGCCGCGTGTTCCATTTTTTTATTAGTGCGTCATCGTAGTCAGCGTACATCGTACAGTCGCATTTTTTACACTCTATAGTGGCTTGTACAAGTTTCTCCTGATTGCACTCCCAACATATATTGGAATCGAATTCCAAATCAGTTCCACCACAAAACGGGCAGGGTTTAAGTTCGGGTTTGTCAGTCATTGTTTCGTGCCTTTGCTTGTAATGAAAACTTAATAAGTTCAAGCATTACGTCAGGTTCTAAATAAATGACGTTTTGTGCCTCCCCACCAAAGCCAAAACTGCTCTCAAGCACAATCTGGTTAAACTGGTTTAGATGAACATAAACCCCATCACCAATATGGTGTTTTTCTTGCTTGGTCATCACTCACCTGCTTTTGGTTCGATAATCTTTGTATATTCCGCAATAAACTCACGAAGTTTCTGCCCGCAATTTTCGTCGGTATCCATTAAATGGGGCACTGCGTCTGAGCCGTGCTTTTCGAGTAAGTCCATTACTTTTTTCGCAGCTTCATATATCCGAACCAAAGCATCATATGTGTTGCAGGCTCGCACAATAAACTTCGCGTCACTTTCGCCAATGTAGTGAGCAACAAGGCAAGATGAGTAATGTACCGAAGGTGACTTAATTGAAAATCCTTCGCCGCGCTCACGTCTATCTTCTAACACCCAAGGGGTGAGTGTGTGCCTGTAGTCGTGTGTCATCACTCACCTTCCTTTTCATGCCCTGTTGGTGTTGCTGGGTATGCTTCAATAATCTGCCGTAAAACAGGAAAATAATTCTCCTCAGATGCCCCCAAATCGCGCAGCTTTTTGTCTAGTATTTTCCAGCGGTCGTGCTTCTTGGCTTCATCCAATGTCAAGAATATTTCACCGCGTTCAGTTCGTTCTACCAGCACTTTAACATCATATCCGCAAACAATGACATTAATATAACCGTCGGAGTGCAAACTATAAACAGTATCTCCTTTTTGCGGCCACTCTTTCTCTACCTCAGCCTTCGCTTTCAACTCATCAATCTGCTTTTGCAGCTCGGCTATTTTTGCAAGTGTGTCGGTCATCACACTACCTCATGCGCTGCGTATTTCGTTGCCATCGGCCTATAGTTATCTGCCGCTGTTTTGCCGCATGACCTGCAAACTTTCGCAGGTATAACATTTCTGTGGAAGTTGTCATCATCGTAGCCACTACCACGTTCTGTGCGCCCGCAGTGTTCGCATTCGTACACGGCAGTAAAGTCGCGACGGTGCTGTGAGATTATTTCCTTGATTTTCATTGTCTGCTCCATTTCCGTTCAAGTTCATACGCATGTAATTCCAACATCTCGGCGTGGTAGTGATGTTGGTAATGGTGAACCATCTCATGCACAGCGACAGCTTGTGTTGCGTCATCGCGCAACCAAACATGGCCCATGCAGTACAAGCCGACTGGCCTTTTTGCTTCGCCAGCGCAAGGCATTTCCTCGCGCGTCTCAACCACGATGGGCGGAGGCGGGACGGGAAGGCCAGTCATCAGCGACACGGCGAGCATTGCGGCGGCGATGTCAGTCAAAACGATCTCCAAAATGGCCGAAGTGAATATGTGCCCTTGGGGCCATCCTCAATTTGCACGCCCAGCTTTTGAATCTCAGCGCGTAATTGGTCAACCTTGGCAAAATCTTTGTTGTATCGCGCCTGAGCATACTCTCGAAGCAGGGCATCAAGTACAGGTCTGTCAATCGTCCAATACAGCAGCCCAAGGAATTGAGCTGAGTATCTGAGGGTGTGAGACAATTTTTTTCGTTCATCAGAGCCAAGAGGCAACTTAAATATTTTTGCAGCAAGTTGGTTTAATTCTGTCATGGCTTGTGGCGTGTTCAAATCATCACACAGCGCTTCTTCAGCGGGGCCAAAAACCTGCAGTTGGTGGCGCTGGCTTAAATCAGCATACTCGTTTTCAATCTCTGTGCAGTTGCCAAGAGCGCTGTACCATTTTTCCAGCGTCACCTTGCATTCTTGCAGCTTTTCTTCAGAAAAATCCAGCGGTTGGCGATAATGCGCCGACAAAAGCGCCAGGCGTATCACTTCTCCATGATGTTTCTGCAACAGATCATTCACCGTAAAAAAATTGCCCAGCGATTTACTCATTTTATCATGATTGATGGTCAGAAATCCGTTATGCATCCACACACGGGCCAGTGGCGCGCCATCATGCGCGCAGCAGCTTTGTGCAATTTCATTTTCATGATGGGGAAAAATAAGATCGAGCCCGCCGCCATGAATATCAAACGTCGTGCCCAAATGTTTGCGCGCCATGGCCGAACATTCAATGTGCCAGCCAGGCCGGCCACGACCCCACGGACTTTCCCAGCCTGGTTGATCGGGCGCGCTGGGTTTCCACAACACAAAATCGGCCGCATCTTTTTTATAGGGTGCCACATCCACCCGCGCGCCGGCAATCAGCTCATCGCGGCTGCGGCGTGAAAGCTGGCCATAATTTTTCATGCTGGGCACATGAAAAAGCACATGACCTTCGGCCACATAAGCATGACCTTTTGCAATCAATACCTCATTCAGCGCAATCATCTCGGCAATGTGGCCTGTGGCGCGCGGCTCGATGGTGGGGGGCAGTGCATTCAGCGCACCCATATCATCATGATAGGCCTGCGTGGTGCGTGTGGTCAGGCTTTCAATGCTCTCACCCGTTTCATGGGCGCGGGCCATAATTTTATCATCAACATCGGTAATGTTGCGGGCATAGGTGACATGGTTGTGGCCATATTTGTGGCGCAGCAACCTGAACAGCGTATCAAACACCACCACCGGCCGCGCATTGCCCAGGTGGGCGCGATCATACACGGTGGGACCGCACACATACATGCGCACGTTTTTATCATCCACAGGTTTGAATGTTTCTTTTTGCCGCGTCAGCGTGTTGTAGAGAAAAATATCTTTAGATTCCATACGCAGCCTCCGCCTCTAATGTTTCTTTGTAATTCTCAATGGACCCAAGGCCTTTTGCCGTTATCTTAAAGCCCAGCCTCTCCAGTGTATCAAGAGAGGGCTGTATCTCATAGGTTACAATTTCACTGTAACCAGGCCAGATGACCGCCCCTCCATGCTCAGGGATCGGGGAACGTTCCGCGGAGACGTATTCCCACTCTAGGGCACAAAAACGCAAGCTAAGACACGCTTCTTTGTCCTGAAGCGAGAAACCTGTATCTACGATACCCATATCCATGAGCTCTTTCAATGTATCAGGATCAATGGTCAATGGCTGAACAACATCAAACATCACTTCGTCGATGACTGCCGGATCGTTCGGGTCTAAGGGCGCAATGTCCAAGGGCATTTCAGCCTCCTGTGTGTTCACGGTTAAAACTCCCTTTGTCCCCAGTTCCGAGATCCCTTGGGCCACTGCCAATCGCTCTCGTCGCAAACTGATTGATCGTCCAAACCGCAATGGTCACAGTGGCCGCACCACCACGTGCATACATGCCCTTCGGGCCACGTACACTTGTTTTGTGCTGCGCAAACATCGCAGATCGCCATGTCCTAGGCTCCATCGTCATCGTACTGGGGTGACGGCTCTGCGCTAGGGTAGTATTTTCTAATACCTCTACGAGAAGCGTACGCTGCAGCCCGGAGCATGCACTTCAGGTCAAATACGGGTGTATTTGGGTAATCATTCAGGTATTCAGCCACAGCTTCAAGCTTTTCGGGAACACTTCCCGCCTTGTGAATGTAATCTAAGAATTGTGTTGCGGTCATTGGTTCTCTCCTTTGTTGTGGTGTGCATGACAGGACTCGAACCTGTATCTTTCCTCCCTGTGCGCACAAGGATTCGCCTCAACCAACTGGGCTACATGCACATATCTTGTCATTTTTTCCCCCGCGGCTTGGGCTTGTGGGGTTTCCGAGGTTTTGCTTTTTTAGGGAGGTCGGCACCGGCCACAGCATGCGCGAAGCCTCGGCTATAAGCTGCCGCAAGCGCCAGCTTCAGGCGGTCAATCACCACCTGCTCGTCTTCTTTTTCTCCGAATGTCAGGCGAAAAATAGCGAAAGCCCATGCGTTAAAGTCGGGCATGTCGGCGCGAGATTCATGGTCCATGGTCTTTCTACCTTTCTGGGGCTGGATGGTACGGCAACGGTCGGTGTGTGTCAATCTATTTTTGGTTAACATGGTTCCTCTCTTCCAAAACTTTTGCCACTTCGGCCTCGAAAACTCGGTGGCTGCCACGAAAAGTTTTTTGCAATCGCTGGTACACGCGCCGGGCTTCATCGAGATCCTTGCCGAAAGAATAAACGGCGCCGGTCTGCTTATCGGTGATCACCAACTCCACGGGCCATTGATATTGGTCCATGGTCCATCGCATATCGTAACGTGCCGACACGAGGGCGCGATAGGGGAGGCGCGGCACCGGCGCCTGAGGAACCACGGCAAGATCGGCGTCGGCGGGCATCTCCTTCGGCGCGGCCTGTAACCGACCAAGAAAATCGGCCCACTGCTCCTGCATTTTTTTCGTCGTGCGGGGGCACTCGTAGGCCTCGGCCACGGCATCGGCTTTCTGGTCGTCGGCCAGCTCTGCATAGATTTGTTTCAATCGGCGCAGGGTCGTTGTCCATTGTCGGCGTCGGCCCTGCTCAGTGGCATGGTCAATAAAATAAAGTTTCATGGTCCTTAGTCCTTTCTTACAGTTTGGGTTGATCGGCTCCGCTTCGCCAAGGGCATTAAAACCTCGGCCCATTGCTCGGCGCAGTGAGTTTGCCGGACAACGGCCTTGGTTAAGGTCGCGTAGCTTGTCGCCACGCGATCGGCACCGGCCCATATGCCCGTGACCAGCACAAACGTGCTGAGCATATACAGAAAAAGCCGGATCGTTCGGATAATCTCGGGCCACGTCTTTCGGCCTCGGCCCTTCACAGGGGCACCGGAGCCAGTGTCGGCACCGGTTCGGTGCCAGATCGGGGAGCAATGAGTCATGGTCCAAGGTCCTTCTTGGTTAAGGGTGTATAGGCCGCTTGCACGTTCGCCACGGTCGGCCCCGCCATAGCGGCCCGCGCAAACCGTGTTTGCCGGCCGTGGGGCCGTTTAAACAGGGTTTCAAGGGCTTGGGTCACATACCTAGGTGGATCAAACCCCCCAGGGTATATCACTGAGATTTTATGGTATTGGCGCCGGCATATGGTCGGCCTCGCCTTGATCCCGTAGCGTATATCTCTGACATACAGATATCGGCGCCGGTCCTTACTCTCGGTCTGCAAGAATATCTCATATCGGCCCCGCAATCGCTTCAGCATCACGATTCTGGTCGGGTCTCTGCGTGCTCTAAGAGTCATGGTCCGGGGCTTTCCTGGTTAGGGTGTTTCATAGCATTGCCTTGTTTACTGGCTCTTAGTTCGGCTTCCAGAAAACTTGCCACCTCTTTATAAAAGCCAATGCCGCTACTTTGAAGGGCCTCAGCTGCCCGCAGCTGTGCCCTCAAGGCCCTCTCATACGGCGTGTCTGTTGTGTGATACACCCAGCGACCGCTTTTTGATCGTGTTTTATATTGTGCTTCATTCTTCCCCCCGCCGCGCGCTAGATATTCTGTTTTGGATATCCTCATGGTGTTTTCTCGCTTTCTGGGGTTAGTCAGTAGTTAAATTTGCGCGTTTCGCCTTCGTCCGGCGTCACATGCCAGCAATCGAAGACTACGGTTCGGCCCCGCAACAGCTTTTCCATTGCGCATTCCAGCATATAGTTGGGATAGTGCCACAATCGGCCCGTCACGTGCACCCCATTGCCGTCCTCTAGGGGGCTTGCATATTCGGCCAAGCAATAAGGATCATCGGTCAGGCCGCATAATTCGGGCGGCATTGGTGCTATCCCGCCACTTGCTTGAGTACGATCCCACAAATCGGCCCATGCCGTAGCTAGGCCATATTCGGCCAAGGCGCGGCGCAAATCCGGCCTGTCTTTCGGGTGTATCCAAACATGCAAGGCGTTTGTTTTTTTATTGATTTTGGTTAAGGGGTACATGGTGCTTTCTCGCTTTCTTTGCTAGGGGTTAATCAGTAGTTAAATTTACGCGATAGTTATCTTTCCACGATTTGGCTTGTGTCATCACTTACCTGCCTTTCCCCGCCCTGTCGGTGTCGCTGGAGATGCCTCAATAATTTGTTGCAAAATTGGTTTCCATTTTTTCCACCAATCCAGCGCGCCTTTGTCCATTTGTTCTATTGTGATATCATCAAATGCCCACCATTGAGAGATATCGTAGACCTTACAACCAATCTGCAAATCTAAAGCTGTGTAGGCTATTGAGTATCTTTCAAGTTGCAGGCTTTTTACCTGTAATTTGTTTCCTATGGTATCCTCCAAGCTAATACCGTTCATGTTCGCACCGCACAAGTCGGCCTCGCTGAGGTCGGCACCGCGCAGGTCGGCACCGCTGAGGTTTGCACCGATGAGGCTTGCATCGCTGAGGTTTGCATGGCTGAGGTCGGCCTCGCTGAGGTTTGCATGGCTGAGGTCGGCCTCGCTGAGGTTTGCATGGCTGAGGTCGGCACCGCGCAGGTCGGCACCGCTGAGGTTTGCATGGCTGAGGTTTGCACTGCCGAGGCTTGCACCGCTGAGGTTTGCACCGATGAGGTTTGCACCGCGCAAACATGCGCGTCTGCCGCCTTCTTTGCCTAACAGCCAGGGCTTGTGCATTCCAAGAATCGACTCTAGTGGCTGGCCTTCTAACATCACTTCGCCAGTGTACCGGTTTTTGATAATTGTTTGTTCCATTGGCTTTCTCGCTTTCGTGGTTCGTTAGGGTTAGGGGTTATTCGGCGGGGAATACCTGCGCGGCTTGCCGTATCAGCTCGCGCAAGGGATAATCGGCCCCTGGCCAAGGGTCCGATAAGGCTATCCACACCCCACGCCGGTCATCATACAGCCGCGCCCACGTGAAGTCGGCCCCCGTGTGCCCCTTGCGCCGAATGAATTGCCAGCGGCGGCCCGCAATTTGTTTTTCAGTCGTTTTATAAGTCATGACTGCCCCCGCGCACGTGCTATAGTTGCTTGTGCCTTATCGATAAGGACTGATAGAGATGCCTCATACGGTTCATCTAAATTCTGGGACTGATATATCCCGAGAGCCAAATTTTCAAACTCCACCAGCGCGGCTAATAATTCGGGCGCGGCGGCGATTAGCTTGGCGTTTACCATGTTTTCGTCATCGGGCAATAACGCCTCGCGCATACTCACAATCTGTGCGCCATGCTGATCATAGATAATCGGCCCAGGTTTAAGCCCGATATGCCATGGCCCTTTAGTGTGTGTTGTCATTGGTTTTTGTCCTTTCTTGGTTAGGTTGTGGGGTTCAATTTCTGAAACAATTCCTTGGCATATCGTAGGGCCATATCTGGCCTTCTCCCCGTCAAAACATTCATTGATTCATGGCCGATGAGCTTCACCGAGGCGCGGCCGCTTCCCTTTGTGCGCATATTTATTTTTATTCCGTGCCTCTCGCAAAGCGCCTCGAATTCCTCCCATTGTATGCGGTCCCCTGCCTTGAATAACTCTTGGGCCTTGGTTAGTTGGTCCTCTCTGGCTTGCCTTCGGGCCTCTTCCCTTCTCGCCGCTTCGGCCTCCCGGCGTGCATCTTCGGCCGCTTGCGCCGCTTTTTCCTCGGCTATAGCTGCCGCTTGCCGCGCCTCATAAGCGGGTATATCGGCGGCATTCGCCAAAAATTCTTTAATTAAAGACTCTATGCGGCCCGCTTGAATATGCAACGCCATGGCCACATTAAACCTTTCTCTGTCATAAAAACCGCCAAGGCTTACAAAAACACCCGGAGCCGCTTCTATCCAATAGCTGGCATGATTGTTAACCGTTTGAAATTTGGGCTTGCCTGTTTTGGAATCCATGTACAGGGATTTGCCCACAAATTCCAGAAAATTATACCCTTCAAACGTGAAACGTGAATCGGGATTCACGGGCAGTTTTTCAACGTGAAGTATTTTCGCGGGATATTGAAAATAGTAACCTTGGTGGATTGATTCGGGATTCATGGTCTTTCCTTTCGTGGTTAGGTTAATTGGTTATAGGGTCACTTGCTGCACAACGATCTCAAAGCCAAGCGCCTTGATCATTTCCAAGTTTTGGCGAGAAAGTGTTTTGGTTCCTGTTAAGGCCGCAAAAAGCTTGCCCTGCTCGCATACAGGATAGATCGCCTCTTTGCCATAGACTGTTTTGATTTGAACTTGGATTTGAACTTGGATTTGATTTGCCATGGTTTTCTCTCGCTTTCTATTAAAGGGCGGAAGTGCCCTTTACATGTGAATAGATATAACGGTTCATGGCCCATGAGTCAAGGTTAATTTGCGCAATAAAATTGCTTTTATACATGTTCAGGGGTAAGCTGGCTACACTTTGTGTAGGTTCTAAGGTTCATTGACTAATCTCCGCGCCTCGCTTGGTTATTTGCTACCGAATAAAGGTTAGAGATTAAGGGTTAGGGGTAACAAAGTAAAAAATATGCAACATATTCGGCATAACTTGTTAGAAAAATAAGGATAATTTTTTTTTGCCAAAGGCCCCCTGGCTATGCCATTGAAAAACAAAGATAAATTTTTGTGTTTTTCAAAAACTGCTTTTGTGTTTACAATATAAAAATAGTATATATATATATATATTATACTATTAATATTTTATTATTATTAAAAAAATGATATATAAAAGATATATAGAATAATCCTTTGAAATATCTAATCTTTCCATGGTGGCAAAAGGGGCCTTACCTTTTTCAGGTAATAACTTTTTATTTTCAGGTAACATTGTCCAAAAAGGTACAATCATTATCCCTTTTCGGTATGTAATGAGATATTAATCAAGGTTAATGGGCCCTTAACCTCTTACCTTTTTCCAGTAAGTACTTAACCACGGGCCATGATCCATGTTTCACGGGAAACAATCCCCTTGCGCCTTATGCCTCTCCCCTTTACGTAGTCACCATGCACCCTGCACCATGTTTCACGTGCAACGATCCTTGCACAAAGGCGCATGATCCAATGGATCAGGAGTCATACAAAGCCAAGCCATGCACCTATAGTTACCCATAAAGGGTAATTTATTTTGCAGAAAGGTTAAGGGTTAATGTTTCACGTGAAACATT